GAAATAGAACCTGTAACCATAAGTGAGCCGGTGTCAATTGTAGAAATTGAACTAGTTACATAATTAGAAACATCTTCTAAGGTAGTATAAGTTGTTACACCACTTTGTACTGCGGCAAATAATTCTGAGCCGTCTAAAGTACTAGCTGCTGGTAATCCTGAAATTGGTAAATTAGGCATATCCTGTTATTAAAATTTTACTTCCGTCTTCTTGTTCTAAATCAAATAAATCTTCTTGTAATAGCACACCTATGTTTTGAAGTGTTAGTTGTTTTGGTCCTTTATTTTGATAAGATAACCATTCATATCGAGCTATACTTAACTCATATAGATATTGATTATACTTTTTAACTTGTTCATTAAGTGGTAATTTAGCAATATCTTTTAATTTTTGGAATTGAGTCCAAGATATTTCATTAAATATATCCATCATATTGATACATATTGTACTTTATGCCGATTTCCTACCAAAAACCACTAAAGTTTTTTGAACCCCCTAATAATTTCCAATATCTACCAATTCTACAAGACCAATATCGCGCACTTGTTTTTGGTTCCCCAGTACCGCATTTATGTCTAGCCGCAAAAGCTTTTCTAGCTTTAGGGTTATCTAACTTTGCCCTTAACCCACCTGAACCAAAACGTACTGTTTTAATTTTTTTAGTTTTAGGGTCGCGAACGTATACTTTGTATGCTTTACCACCTGATGAATCACGCATTGGTTTTCCAATTGGTGGATCTTTTTTCTTCTTCTTAGCTGCCTCGTCTAATCCATAGTAAGGTAACAATTCATCTTCTATGAATTTTTTTGCTTCCTGATGACCTTCTCTATCACTAGAACCTCTTACGTTTGTAGTTTCTACATCCCCATTTTTATCTTGGATTGAAACTTGCCATACTTTTCTACCATAGCCATCAATCATCCCACCTGTATCTTCTACATTGTATTTGAATCCTTTGTATTCAAATGGGAATTCACCTATTTCTTCTTCATTCACCATAGGAAAATCTAAAGGCACTTTAGTTCCATTTTCTAATATACCAAAATGACCTAAATCTGTTTCAGTTAAAACTGCTAAATCATCTGCATTTGTAATCTCTAAAATATTACGAGAATATAAAGAACGGGCTTCAGCCCATAAATTAAAATAATTTTCAGAACCAGCACGATAAATATGTTCTGTTAACGGTTTTTTATGGTCTAAATGATATTTAAGACCTTCAGACAGTATACCCCGTGGAGCTAAGCTTTCATTAAGTATTAACGTTGATTTTTCAACATCACAAGTATTACATCCACATTTACACATATTATTTTATTTTTGAAATTCTTAATGATAATGGTAATATTTTTCCTTGAGTATTTCTAACCATTACTTGATATTGTGAAGCTCCAAATATAGGACTGTCAGTATCAATTTTTATAGTTAATTGTTTAGTATTAGGGCCTGGATATTTAATTTGGGTGTCTATAATAGTACCTACGGCATCTAAAGCATCTTCAGCAGTTAATAAAGGAATAACTTTAACATCACCTTTACCTTTTTCTCTCACATAATAATAACCATATCCTAAAGATGAAGCAAGTAAATTTTTAAATTTATTTTTATCAATATCTACTGAAGACCAATTATCAACTTCTCCTTCTTGATTGATAAAATTATTAATACCTTGAGCTAATTTTTCTCTATCAATGTTAAAAATATCAAATAATAAATCAATTCCAGGGGCACTTCCTTTTTTAGAAGCATCATATATTACTTTACCATCTTTTTCATAAATGAATGGTATATTTTTACCTGAGTAAATACCTGAACCTGCTTTATTTTTTAATGAAATATAATATTCTTTACCATTATATTTAATAACCATATCCGAAATAGTAGCACCTACATTTTTAGGACCTTCTAAAGATAAGGATCTTTTTGTATCAGTAGCTCCTGCAAATTCAATATCATCTGCAGTTAATTTTTCACTATCAATATTTAAAGCAGAATATAATGTTTTAAGATCAGTTGGAAGATTATCTTTGGTATCTCCAGCTGTTGCTTTAGCTTTATCTACAAATTCTTGTTCATACTTTTCTCCTGCGTTTCCACCTCCACTTAAAATAATTCTAACAGGACCAAATTTTTCAGAATCAAATTCGTACATATCAAATTTACCTGAAGGATTAGGACCTGAACGTGGGTTATAAATTGTAATTTCTCCTTCTACACCTATTAAATCTTTAAAGATTTGTTGTACTTTTTCAGGGTCAATTTTAGAAGGATTACCTAAACGATTTTTATCTGTTTGAGTTTTGAACCCTAAAGATGAATCAGCATTTTGAATAATATATTCAATAGCTTTTTTAGTATTTGATGAAATTTCTCTGTCTGTAGCTTCAAATACAAATAACTCCTCTTTTAAAATATTAAAACTAAAAGATTTTTTTAAAACTTGATTTAATAAAGATTCTAAAAAAAGAACATCCTGCTCATTATTCATGTCAGGGTATCCTTTAGGAAATTTATATGCTACACTATTTAAAAATTTTAATATAGGATCCATTATACTTCTTCTGTTGATTCTGGTTCTGGGGTTTCTATTTCTTCTGCTCCTTCAACATCAGCTCCACCTTCTTCAGTATCACCTTCTTCTTTTCCAATTTTAGCTCCATATCTTAAAATACGAGCTATAGATTTAGTTGCCATTTCTTCTTCAGGTAAATTTAATAGGTAATATTTTTTACCTTCAATTTCAGCAATCCAACTACGTTTATTGAAAATTAAATAAAAAGATTGATCATTCAAAAGATTTATTCTAAAAGTTGTTGGTTTTGGAGCTACCCAATCAATTGAATCTATAAATTTACCATAATCAGAAGTTAATAAATTTACAATTATATTTTTTAATTCTGGGAATTTAGTTAATTCATCGTATTCAACAGCAGTTTCTTCTGCTTTTTTAACAGAAGAAAGTACTTGAGGAGCTAATAATTTTATCTTTTGAATAAGGTCTTCTCTAGTCATTATTTAGACTTTAATTGTTTAGCTAATTTAGCTGCTATTTCTTTTTCTCTTTGTTGTCTAGTTCTTATATATTCTCTATCACTTTCTTCAGTATCTCTAGCTCTTGCCTCTTTACTTGAACTGTGCATTAACCCTCTTAAACCTTCTTTTTTTATTTCTTTTAAACGTAAATTTGAAATAGCAATATCTGGAAGATCACTCCATTTAAAATCAATATATTTTAAAGCATCATCTGGGTCTTTAAATACAGTTAATAGGGCTTCTTCTCTTTCATCAGCATTCATCTTATTCCATTTATCTGCATTTTCATCAATAGCTTCAACACTTTGAGCAACATCTACCATAGCATCAATTTCAGGTTCTTTAGTTTCAAATTCTAAATAATGTTTAGCTGAAGAAACCATTTCTTTAGCTTTGATTATTTTGGATTGCCACCAGTGTGGAAAATCAACTTCTCCCATACCTTCTAAACCAACCATCATTTGATATAGTTCCATAGCATATTTTCCAATATGGTATAAATCTTTTTTAAGCATATTTGGTTCATTATCCTGATGACCTAGATCTAAATCTTCTTTTAAATCAGCATCTTTAAGTTTATCTCTATATTCAGGAACCGTTTTAACCCAATCATAGATAGCATCAACAGCACCCGGGTTATCTTCAAAGAAACTGTATATATCAGAATAACCTAAAGCGGTAGCGATATCTTCAATATCAGTATCTAGTAAAAATGCTTCTCTTACTAATTTGGATTCCTCATCTTTACTTACTACTAAGCGCCCATTTTCAAAATCAGTTTTTTTACCAATACCATCTAAAAATTCTTTAACAATAAAGGTCATATCGCTTGAACCAATTTCTTCATCATCTTCATGATATCCTGCAACTTCTTCAGCTACACCTATTACGCTTTCATCTGTAGCTTCTTCAAGAGTAATATACCCCCTTCTAAGAGAATGATGTAAAATATTAAATGCAAGAGGTGATAAATCTGTAGGGATACCTTCTTTTAAAGTTTCTTTCCCCATAGCTTTTTCAATAGTAACATCACGTTTTTCCTCATAGGACTCATCAAACATGTCATCAACAAGTGATTGGGATAATGATTTTAAATCAATTTGATTGTTCTCTCTACCTCTTTTCCAAACCATATCTAAAACATGTTGAAGATATTCTACTCTATTATCCGAAGAAATTCGAGCTTCTTTTATTTTGTCTTTTGCTTTTAAAGTTTCTTTCCCCATAGCTTTTTCAATAGCAGCACCACGTTTTTTCTCGTAATCTGAAAGTTTACCATCTTTATTTAAATCAGCTTTTTTAGGATTTTTTAAAGCATCCTTAATCATTTCTTTAAGTCTAGAATTGGGTTGTTCCATGTTTTCTGCTTGTTTTTTAGCTATATTAGTAGCGCGACCATACATTACTTTTTCTGCATCCTTACCATAACGTTTAACTAAGGCACTTTTGTTTTTTTTCATGTCTTTAATAATATCCTCTCTCTTATTGAGTTCAGCTTTGGTAAGTTTGCGTTCGTTAAGCATGTTTTTATTTTTTATCTTCAGCAACTGATACTTTTCTGTATTCAGTTATAAGTTTTTTAATTTCACCTAATGCTTTACGAGCTCTACCATGTGCTGCTTTAGATTTACCTTCGTGTTCCATTGTAAATACTTCGTATAAAGCATCAATTTTTTCTTTTAATTCTTGTGTATTCATAATTTTTATTTATTTATAGATTTTATTTTAAAATTCCAGCTAATCGTTTCATTCTTTTTATTTCAAATAGATCTTCTTCTTTTACAATATATTGACGAGTAAAAAATGTAATTGTATTACCTATTTGATTTACAAGTTTTTCATCTCCCATTTGTTTGGCACCTTCTAAAGCTGCTTCTAAATCATTTAAGATTTTTTGGTTACTACCACCTAATTCAGGAGTATCTTCTCCATCTTTTATTTCAGGTTCTTCAGTTGTTTCTTCTTCACCTTCAATTTCAATTTCATCAGCTACTTCTTCTTCTTGTTCTTTTATAGAATTAGTCTCAGCAAGCATTGCTTGGCGGATCATTTCTTTTAATTCGGATTTTTTCATTTTATTTGATTTTTTTTCTTCTTTAGATTCTCCCATTGCATCTCTTTGAGCTTGCACCCAAGCATCAGAGTTATACATTCTATCAATTGCTGGGATATCATCTTGTGAATCAATGGCTGCTCTTGAATCTGCAGCTGAGATCATTTCAACTTCACCTTCTGGGGTTACATTGGCAACCGGAGCATTACGCATAGCAGCATTATAAACTACTCCGTCTTTAATATAGAAAGAACCACCTGCGAATTCGCCAAGGTAGTTATCGATATCTTGACCAAGTGAATCTTCACCAGGGGTGTTAGGACCTGCTTCAACATCAAGATCGAATGAACCTGCGTCAATACGAGGATTTACAACATATTTAAGGTCTAGATCATCATCAGCTGTAAAAGCATCTGCTATTTTTTGAGCAATTTTTGCTGTTATTTCTACAGCCATGTTCTCATGCAATTTGCTTTCAGCTAAGTATTTTTTAAAATCAAAGTTGTCCATTATAGAATATTTTATTTATAAATATTATGATTTTTTCTTATATTCACCTTTTTTGGTATTTTTAACAAATTGTTTTCCTTTACGAGAACCTGCTACTTTCTTTTTAGCTGTAGCAGCACGTTGTGCTTTAGTCATTGATTGAGCTTTTGCTTTAGGGAGGCAACGTTGAGTAGGTTCATCTTTATCCATAGTGCCACAAGGTCCTTCAATAGTACCTGCAGTATTAATCTTTACCCATTTTTCTTTTTTAAACCAATCACGTAAAGATTCTTGAATTATTTCTTGTAGTCTTTCAGATGTCATTTTATTCTTCTCCTTTACGTTCTTGCCACTCATAAGATATTTTATCTTCAGTAATAGGACCTCCTTTAGCCCAAGTTCTACAAGTACGTGCTGAATGGCATTTAAAACTATGCATCCAACAATATCCTAATCTACCATCTTTATCTTGTAAAGGACCAGGCATACAATCATCCATTCTAGGAGAAATATCGAAAGCAGCACAATTGGCACAAAGTGATTGTTTAGCAGCTTCAACAGTTGTATCCCAGTGTTCTGCTAATTCTTCCCAATAATCTCCTGGTTCATCAACATTTAAAGGACCATATTTAATATAGTCAGCTTTAATAGCAGAATCTCTATTTTTAGTGTTAAGTTCTAAATCTTGAGTAGGTAAAGGACAAGCCATTATAGCTTCAAATAATTTACCTTCTTTTAGGTATTTTTTTAAATCAAAATCCTTCATTATCCTTTAAAATCTTTTTGTTTTTTACCTTTAAATTTAATATCACCTTTACATACTTTTACTGCACGACCTGAAAGATAAGCTGATGATTTTTCTCCGGCAGCTTTTCTTGCTTTAATGTAGTCCTGACCTCTTTTACAAAGTGTAGATTCATTTAAATTTTGACCTAATTTAATAGTTTCAATGATTTCACGAATTTTTTCTTCTAAACCACGTTCACGACGTAAAGTTTCTTCATCGTGATCTATTTGATCTTTCATCATTTGGATTAAAAATGCTTCTTTAGGATCTTTAGGTAGTTTATCAATTTTACCAGCTTTTAATTGTTGCATCCAATAAACTTTAGCTTGATCTTCTAAAGATTGGATTTCATTCATATCTTGAAATTTTTTATTTACTTCTTTTTCTTTCTCACTGTTAAAAGCCTTAAGTTTTTCAAATTGTTGTTGAGTAAAATTATAATCACCCCAATTAATTGATTTTTCTGGTATCCATTGTTCTTTAGGTACTCTAAAATGCTCCCAATATTTATAACCATCATATGGAATTAAATAATATCCCCCAATTGTAAATCCTTGTAAAACAAATTTTTCACCTTGTTTATTTGTTATAATAGGTCTTTTACCTGGGTTAAGAAATTCTTCATTTAATTGCTCTAATTCACCAACTAACATATCATAATCGTCCATCTGGAGTATACCTTGTTGTTTAGTAGCGGCAATTGCTTTTTCAGTTAAATCGTGTAAATCCATATCTGCTTGGGCATCTTCTCTAGCATATTCTAAAACACGGATAAATAATGGAACATCCATTGTGATGATATCGATTGGATCTTCTTCTTGTTCGTTTAAACTTCTAGATAATTTTCGATATTGTGATAATAAATTAGATATTACCTTATCTTTACCCTGGAGTGTATTAATTTGGCTAGGTTCTAATTTTCTACCATAATATTTTTCTATTTTAGAATGGAGATTTTTTAGTTGAAGATCTTCTTCTTTAGTTTCTAGTACATTCTTAGGTTCAGCACCTTCTACAACTAGGTCGACCATTTTATCTAGATTATTACTTATAATTGCTTCATTAACATTATCAGCTGATTTTTTAATGATCTTATCAACTACATCATTTAGATATGATATAGTAGCATCAATAGCTAAACTAACGTTTCTATCTTTTGCTAGTTTATTATAAGGTTTGATGGTAATTTCATCAGAATTTCTTCGATTAGAAGATCCCCTCATTCCAGGTTTAACAACTAACCATTCTTCTCCATCTTTAAATTTAAGAATATCACCTACTTTGTAATCACTGATAGATGGTTTAGCGTATTCTTGTTCATTTATTGATTCTTTTATGGATGGTAGCCAATTTTTAAGATCATCACTTGTTTTAATCTTTCCAGATTTTATTAATTTAGATAACTCTTCTTTTTGAGCAAGAGATAAATTTTTTTCTACTTTTCTTACTTCAGCATGTCCTAGATTATTTTCATATACTGATTCTAAAAGACCTCTCTTTTCCATTTCAATCTTTGTTAATTTTTGTTGAAATGCTAGTGGAGTATTTGGAATACCTTTATTAGATTTAGCAGAGTTATACCAAATTTTTAAAGTGTTATCAGGTAAATTTTTTATCTGTTTTGCATAATCTTGTGGAGTCCACCAATCACCACCCCAACCTATCTTACGAAAAATCTTTTGAATAGGGGTTGCCTCGTTTACTGATTCTAAGGTTATATCCATCGTTGGTGGAAAAACCTCTAATGAACCCGAACTTTTGTTATATTTAGCTGTTTTTTTACCCACATTTTTCACAAATTTGGCTTGCCTGTCTGATGTTTTTACCCAAAGTTGGCCATTTTTACCAAATCTTAAAAATTCATCTCCTATTTGTAAGTCTTTAAACTGAGCTTCATTTACTGATTCAAACATATTGTAAATAGTATCGTAATCAACATCAAGAACCTTAGATAGTTTTTCAAATACTCTTTCTCTTATAACACTATCAGATACACCGATAACTTTATATACATCATACCCCTGTGATAAGTAAGTGTAAACATCCCATAGTGTAAGTTTTTGATTTATTTCACCGCCAAGTTCATCGATAGGATAGGTTTTCATGTACCACTTTCTAACATTGATTCTTTTTGCAGCAGAAATTTTTTTAGTATCCCAAACTATTTTACTTGGTTTCTTTTCACTTAGTATAGATTCATCCAATCCTCTTAATTTTTTGTTTAGAAAAGCTGCTCTTTTGATAGCTAGTTTTTTATCTTTATAAATATCACTAATTCTATTTGATTTATTTTCTACATCAGATGTATGGACAACAATATATTTAGTATCATCATCATTTGATTTTACAAGCCATCCTTCTTTTTTATACATGCCTTCGTTTACTGATTCATCTGTTCTAGTTAAAGCTTTAAGTTTTTGAGAACGTTTATGAAGTTCGGATGATGCTTTTGTATCTGTAGGATTATTTTTAAGATATGCTGCTAACTCATTATTAGAATAATCAGCAAATGATTTTTCTTCTTCGTTTATAGGTTTAGAAAAGAATTCTTGTATTTTTTTTAAGTCTTTCATTTTAAACATTTAAAGGGTTTCTTCGATATCCAAAGATGGGGTTGATTTCTTTTTTGATTTAGGTTTTTCAACTATAGGTTCTTCTACTTGTTTTATCTCTTTTGGATATTGTTTTACTACAGTATCTTTAATTGAAACTGTTTTACCAAAAGTGTTACCGTATTTTAATTTATCAAATATTCCCATATATTATAAATATAAATATTAATTTTAAGAAACTTTCATACTTTTAAGAAAAGCAATACCTTCCTCTAATCTTTTAACTAATTCTTCTTTATTAGTATTTTCTTTCCAAGTCTCTATATCACCATTTTCAGCAATATAAGATTGAGTATTACCTTGGATAAAATCATTTATCCATTTTGTATAATCTTCTATAATAGAATCAATTTCTTTATTTTTCATTTCTTTTTCATACTCTTCCCATCTTCCCTCAACACGGATTTGATGTTCCATATCAATAACACAATTTAAACATTTTTTATGTATTTTATAATATTGTTTATCAATATGGGGAGTCATTTTAGACTTACAAGAAGGACAAAACATTGGAAATAAATGTGCTTTTTTAGCTTTATCTAATTTAGTTATATTTTGTTTTAAACCATTTTTAATAGTCCAAGTCCTACCATCTTCTTCCCATACATCTCCTTCTTTATGAAATTCTTGTTTTTTAGAAAAACCTACACCTTGAGTTGTTCTGTTCCCTGTATTTCCCTTTACAAGGTTACGCATGCGTTCTACATCTCGTTTACTAAACTCTTTTTTTAAAACATTATCTTTTTTCATAAATTCATAATCTTTTTTAACTCATCAATAACCTGATCTGTAGATTTAAATAAAATACCTATTCCACCAGCATCTTTCCACTGTTGGATATTTTTTTCTCTATCATCAATTAATATATTAGATTTATCAGCATAATTTTGTTTGTTAACAGCTGCAGCTAATATCAATTGAGTTCCTGGGGTATTTTTCTTAGCCCACATTCTTTTACCTATTTTAGAAGCATCATTTCTTGAAGGGGCTGATAGTAATTTATGGTCAAATTGTTTAACAAAATTGTATAGTTTTTGACCTTCAGGCATCCATTCTATACCAGTCCAAAACTTAACACCGTGTTTATTATCAATAAAATCCCAAAATTTTTCAGTACCAAAAGAATCTTCATATTCTCTAGGACCCATACCTGCTAGTTCAGTAAATCTTTTATCAAAATCAGCAATAACACCATCCATATCCAAATAGATAGTAAATAATTCACTTGTATCTTCACTTAAGGGTCTAATCATTGTATCTTTAGTAGTAAAATCCTTATTTTTTCCTTTATTAGGAACAAAACCAAAACGTTTATAAAACTTTTCTAATCTTGATTTAGAAGCTCCAAAAGTATCTGAGGGAGTTAATGTTAATATTTTATTATTTTCTTGAGCATATTCGGATAAATCATCTAATATTTTAGTAGCCCATCCTTTACCTTTATATTCGGGTTTAATTTTAATTAAATTAAGTTCAATATAATTACCTTTTTCAAATAAGAAAAGTTTTTCTAATACTTCTAAGTATTTTTGTTTTAGTTGGTTTTCAATTTTTGAAGATTGGAACATTTCTTCCTTAACTTTTTCATACCCTGAACCATAAGGGGTAGCTTTACCATCATCTTTGGCACTAGGAACATTTTCATTTATAGGAACTTGTCTTACGTTTTCTACATTAAAATTTTTACGACCAGATCCTTCTGGTTTTTTACCTGTTCCTTTTTTAGGGTCTTTTTTCTTTTTTCTACTTTCTTCTAAATCTTTTACTTTATCAACAGCTAAAATATAATTTTTTATATTATTAATGTATCCTTTAGGTGTTAAAATAACTTCCTCGTCTTCATCAATTGTTTGGGGGTTATCAGGAATATTATATTGTCTTTCAAAATAATCTCTAGGAGTTATTTTATAATTATTAGATAATTTATTACCATCAAGAGTTATTCTTACATTATTTCTTTGAAGATCATAATTTAAATTTTTATTACGAGTAGTAGAAACACCATATAATTCTTTATCACCTACTTCATACATAAAAGAACCATTTATTTTATTATCTTTTAATATTTTATCTAATGAATTTGTACTAGTAAAATGATATAAAAGACCAACTTGTTTACCTTCTTCTAATCCACCAGGTATATCTAATTTTTTACCTGTACCGGTTTTAGGGTCTTTTTTCTTTTTACGACCTTCGTCTAATTCTTCTTCTAAACCTTTAGCTAATTCACGAGCATATTGATTTATACCAAATGGATCTTTATTTTTCTTTTCGTTTAAGCTATCAGTCCAATTTCTAAATGTCATTGTACCATTTAAATTAGCTTCTTGTTCTAATTTATCTAAATGGTCATCTTCCATTGTATTTGTACCCTGTATATTACCTAATCTGCCTTCTAAATTTTGGATATGGTGTATCATTTCATGGGAAAATGAACGGACAATATCTTTAGGATGACGACCCTCAGTATAAAGTACTATAGTTTGAGTATTTGGGTCATAATATGCTGTTTTACCAAAGAAATTACGTGCATTATTACTATCACCATTTCTAAATATTACTTTTGGTAATGGGGTAATATTCATACCCTTCTCTAACATATGTTTAGTTAATTCTTTAATATGTTGTTTATAATCTATATCTGAAGAATATGTAGCATTTTCATTTAAATTTTCTTTTAATTCATCTACCTCATTTAGTGTTGGTATTATAATATTATAAATTTCTTCTTTATCTGAATCTGAAAATTGATCAGGGATAAATTGGTAGAATGCTTCTTTAGATTGTTTAGCAGCTTCTCTTGCTTTTGTACCACTAATTCCACCTTTAGTATAAATAGGTTTTATTTCACCCCCATATTTCTGGAGTAAATTGGATCTTTGTTCTAAATCTTTTTCATCTTCTTCATCACCCTCTCTAGCCCCTATTAAAATATAGGTTTTATCTTCAGAATGATCTTTTAAATAATCTTTTATCCAAGATATAGGAGAACCTGCTTCTATAATTTCTGTAGTTTTAGGGATTAATTTTTTGTATTTCTCCCAGATTTTAACAGATTGTTCTTGTGAAATGCCATTTCTAACCCCGGCTCCAACAATTATATAAACTTGGTCTATTTCTGGGTTGTCTTGAATAGCTTTTAAAACTACCTCTAAGTGGCCTTTAGTAGGTGGTTTAAAACCTCCCCCAAATAAAGCAGTAATTACATCAGATTCAGCTTCATTTAAAATGCTATCTACTAAAAATTGAGACAATTCATTCATTTTAAAAAAGAATTAAATTTAGATTTGATATCTTCTTCAGAATTAGGTTCGGTAATTTCTTTAAATTTAGAAGATGTTAATTTATTAACAATACCTTCTAAATCTTCATTGTAATTTTGTTCATTTTTTTCTTTTGTATTACGAGCTGACTGGAGTTTTTTTTCTAATACTTTAGAACCAGGATCTTCATTCTTTTTTAAATAATCTTTTTGAAATTCTTTTTTCACTCCTTTTAAAATACTCTTATCTTTTTTCTCATCGTAAGAGGTTTCAGGTAAAGCATCATTAAACGCCTGTTCAATTTCTTTATTTTCAAATTCAAATTCTTTTGAAAATGAAGATTTAAATTGTTCTTGATTGTTAGCTATTAAATTTTCTAAGTATTGTTTTAAACTATCCTTACCACCAGCTACAGCTTTATCAAATTCTTGAACCTGTTTTTCATATCCAGGGATAACATTTTTAATTAAAACAAATTTATCTCCAAATAATTTTTTATATTCCTCTATATTACTGTAAACACCATCCCAAGTTTTAATAGCAGCTTCCATAGGTAATGTTCTTTCCCTTTTTGCATTTTGATACAACGAAATTATAGGGTGAGTATAAACCATAACCATAAATTTATCATACCCCGGCATTTGAGCCATTGTATTTTTGATATTAGCTGCGGTAGTATCCCAAATGATATTTTCTTTTTTATTTTGAGCATCCTGGAATATTTCTTTAAATTTCCCCATAGCTACCCCCAAAGAAGTTCCTTCTTTTTCTACAATATCATCAGGGTTCATATATTTAAATTTTAAATTTGAACCTTTAGGGGTAAAAATTCCAGTTTTTTCATTTAAATCTCCTAATAAATTTCTAACCACATATGATTTTCCAACACCAGCACCTCCAGCTAGTATAATACCTTTAGGATTACCATTATCCTCTAATATTAATTTTAATAATGATATCATTTATACACGTTTATGTATAAATATATGAAAAAAACATAATATCTACAAATTACGTTTTGCTGAGGTACGAAATTCTGTAAATATAGGTTTATGTTGAGGGTTTTCTAAATCAAATAATTTTTTAACTGTTAAAAATATATCTAAATTTTCTTCATATGAGCGAGAAGATTCATACATTTCCCACCCTTTACCTTGCATTTTACCTACAGCATGTTTTCTTTTATTTGATTTTAACCAAAGAATTCCAAAACGTTGAGGAACTTTACCATAACATTCTTCATAACATTTACCATAAACTGCGGTTTGTAAATCATAAGTAGGTTGAAGATGATTAGATGTTTTAAAATCTACAATCCAAAGTTCACCATTAATTTCACAAACCATATCACAAGTACCTGCTACTTTAAGTACATCTGAAAATAAATGTACTTCGGTTTCAATTAGAGTTGGTTTGTAAGTTTCCCACCATTCTACAAATCTTAAAAACATCTGCCATACATCAGGATGGTATTGAGGACGACCATGAATATTAAGAAAATTTAATTCTTCACCATTTAAATAAGCCTCAATCATCTCATGTACTTGTGTACCTTCCTCACCAGATTTTTTAACAATATAATCAGCTGAGTATCCTACTTTTTTAAGCCAATCTTCAAAAAATTTACCCTTAGGATAATATGATAAAACATAGGTTACTGAGGGATAATATTCACCATTACGTCTGTAATAACGTGAGTCTGGCATTGTGATTTGCTTAGCATCCTCAGAAATTTCTAGAATTCTATCATAGGATTTTTTAATATTTCTTTTACTCATATAAGTTCGAGTTTCTTTTCCATTAAATCATATTGAGTGAGAGGAAAAGTATTTTGGATTAGTTTAGTAAATTGTTCAAAACCCATCTCACTTGGATCTTTACCTTCAAGTTCTACTAAATATACTTCTTTACCTTCATTCATAAACTCTTCAACAAACTTTAAAGCTTGTTTTTTAGCATCAGAATCTAAAGCAATGTATATTTTTTGTACCTTTGAAGTAACAATTTTTTTCATTAAATTTTCTTGAATATTCTTGCCTAATAACGGGATAGCATTTCTTTTAATGGCTATGGCGTCAAAAGCTCCTTCGCAAAGAATTAACGGTATTTCCCAATTAATAAACAAACCAAATGGTATTATATCTCGGGAAACATCTGGGTTTCTATACTTAACATAAGGATTTTTTTCAAAAGAACGTCCTGTGAAATAATTTAATTTTCCTTCTTCATCATATGAAGGAATAATTATCATTTTAGAATAATTCCCTGAGTCGCAATACCCTATCCCATATTTTAAAATATCATCTTCTGTAAGACCTCTGTTTTTTAAATATACCAAAGCATGACGGGCTAGAAGATCTTTATTATTTAATATTTCTTTAAACTCAGATGGTAATTTAACTTCAGTTTTAAGAGTTAAATCTTCTTTAACTTCAGTTTCAGATCCTATTAAATTTTTTAATTCTTCAAATTTTTCAGAAGATGCTCCTATTTTTTTAAATAGTAAAGATATTTTAGAACCCCTCTTATCACAAACCCAACAATGCCAAGGATTATATCCTTTTTTATTTTGAGAGAAATTAACTTCTAATTTAGGTTTATGATGGTTGCAATAAGGACAATGGTATGCTACATTTCCTCTTGATGTTCTTTTACCAGCACCTAAAACCGAGTCTACTAGATTTACTAGAAGTTCATTTATCATAACAATTAATATAAGAAATTTATTTTAAATATCAAAGTCTTTACTAAAAAACTTTCCTAAAATATTATTATTTACCCAGTCTGTGTTTTCTAATACACCATACATAAATTGATATTTACATTCAAAATATGTAAGTAATTTTTTACTATATACTAATTGTATTATTTCACGAGTAAATTCTTCTTGTTTACCTTCTTTGATTTTTTGTTTAATAAATTCTTCTGAACCATAATATGTTTTCCAATCAGATTCTTTTATTATTTGTTTTGTTGTTTTAGTTCTACCCCTTGTAACAGGTTGTTGTGCAAGTTCTTTTTTACCTAATTTTTTATTTAAGGTATGAAATAAAGATTTTTTACCTAAATATTTTTTACCTGTAGGAAGATGTGTAACTATGTAAATAAACCCAAATGGGGAATTTTCTCCAAAATCTTCAACTGTTTGTATTTCTTTTTCTTTATATAACCACATATAACATACATATTAACAAGGATATTCACCTACCCATCCTGTTGATGAATTCCATCCATAATTAGTAGTCCCAATAGTATCTGTATAAAAACCAGTTGTTGCTAAAGTAGTTAAAGCACTATCAGTATAAAGAGATTCATCATTTAAAAAAGCATCAGCTATAGTAGAAGAGGTAGCAGTATAAACTACTTGAGTTGTAGAATCACCCCCACATAATCTATCTGAACGAGTTGCATTATATTCTGCTGTTATTTCAATAAAACTAGGGGTGTTAGCAATTTGTCCTGCCCTAGCATATATTCCTAATTTCATATGGTTAAGGTTGTAAACTTCCTACTAATGCCCAAGTATTTGTTCCTCCTATACTACCTAAAAATTTGGCTACTATTGCAGAACCAGTAGAATTTGCTTTTAACCCATTTTCAGAAATAACACTTTCACCTCCTGTTGCTGCAAAATTAATTTGATTAGTTAAATCTAATACAAAAAACTCCCATTCTTCTCCTCCTGAGAGGCTTGCTCCACCAGCATCTAAAGTAAAAGTAATAGTACCCCCACTTGAATCCATTGGGTAAAAATAACCGGAAGGGGTTGAAGTAGTGCTTTTATTAGTTGTAATAGAAGTACCAAGTGGTTTAAAAAATCCTGTAGGATTTAATTGATTTGCTAAAGAAGCAGTTTCAGCAAAAGAAGCACTAGTTACAACTCCATCTAATACTGAGGCTGTTAAAGCATAAGAAGCTGTGATTGAAGTTAATGCTGAACCTGATAAACTACCTGTGAAAGAAGTAGCTGTAACATTACCTGTTACTGATAAAGTGGAATTATCAAATGTAAGATTTGAGGATCCAACAAGTGTATCAGAATCATTAAATATAGCTACTTGATATTGTACAGGTGTTCCTTGTTTATCAACTAAGTTTCCTGCCCATACTTTAGGATCAATTTCATCTGTTACTAATTGATTAGAAGTATTTTTTACTACTACAGAATTATCAGTACCTGTTCCTATTGTAGCTGTTATCCCCCCTGTTATAGCTAAAACAGAACCATCAAAGGTTAAATTAGCTTCCCCATTTATTCCTCCTGCACCTGTTGAAGTTATAATTCTATTATTAGTAGCATTAGTATAAGAAGTTACAGCATCTGAACCGGTATCAACTATTATATTAAAAGTTGAAGCATCACCTTTTGTAAATGTTATAGTATTAAGAGAAACTGATGCTGTAGTAAGTAAAGATCCAGTATCTACTGTAGCAGCAGAACCTGTATCTACAGTTATATTAAAAGTAGTACTATCTCCTCTTGTAAATGTTATAGTATTAAGAGAAACAGAAGCATTATTTAGTAATGAACCAGTATCTACAGTTCCTCCTCCACCACTACCACTAACTGAAGTTAAAACTACTCTACCATCATCGTTTATAGATAAAACTTTTGTTCTTTCTTCTTCAGGAACAGAAAGTAAAAAAACATCAGAAACAAAAACATTTTGTCCTGACCCATCTGTTCTTACTGAGAATTTTTTAGTTTCAGCCATTTTACCTATCCAAGTTTACATAAATAACAGTATCTGTAGTAGGGGAACTTTCTAAAGGTTGAGATAATTTTCCTACAGCTATTAAATTGTTATTATCATCATATAAACCTATAGTTGTAATATAAGGAGCAAATAATGAACCTGTAGCAAAATCATATATTCTATGTTCACTTCCTGTTAAAGGGGTACTTCCTGATATAAGAGAAGGATTTAAAGATAAATTAAATTCATTTTCTCTGATAACACATCTATATTGGGTTTCAAGTATTTCATAGGAACTTTTAAATGAACAAGTAACATTAGAACTTGTTACAAACCCATCAACTAAACTTGAAGAAGTTTCTCCTATCATTCCTGTAAGGATAACTAACCCATGAGGATAGATAATATTCCCTACTATTTCACTTCCAGATATTAGATTTCCTTCTCCATCATCAGTTAAGGTATGAGTTCCATCTATAATATAAGAAAAACTTTCAGGTTGAATAAACTCTCCAAATAATGTAGAAGGTATAGTAAATACTCCTATAATTGCATCTGAAGATGTAGGAAAATGTTTAGGGAAAGATAAAGTTGTTTGAGGGTAATTATATCTAGTAGGTCCTAAATGAGGTCCTACTTTAACATCACTGTTAGCACCAGGTACACCTAAAATTAAACTTGCTGTAGTTACATTATCTCCATAACTACTTGATAAAAAATTAGAATAGTATAAATGTTTTACAGAATCATATACTGATTTTTTATACCTAGTAGTATTGTCTCCTGTAGTTTCTTCATTGGAAGGGATAAAATCTAAATTAGTATTATTTTTCCCATAATATCTATCAATCCCAGAACCTGTAATGTTGGCTGCTCCCTCTAAAGTAAATTGTTTATTAACTGTAAAGGGAGTAATTATAGCATCTCCGGGTGTAAATTGTTTGTAAGCACTCATTCATTATCCCTTAAAAATCTAATTTAACTCTAATTGCTAATTCTTTAGTAAAGTCTTTAGGTATTGGTCTTGATAATTTAGCTACAGCTAATAAATCATTGTTATCATTATATAAACCTATAGTAGTAGCATATGTTCTTGGATTAAAGTTAAATCCTTGATCTAAATAAATAATTTCACCTGTAGAAGCTGAAATAAATGAAGGGTTTTCTGAGTAATTCATTTCACTATTAGGAACCCTTATAAAAGCATAATTTGAAGAAATTGTTTCTTCTGAATTTAATTGGAATGATGCAGCTCCTGAAATAGCTGTAAATAGTTTAGAATTATTTAAACCTGTGTTAGCATTACTAGTTCTATCAGTATTTAAACTTATACCTCCATCAGAAAAAGATAAATCTAAGGCAGGAGCATTTAAAATAATAGTTCCAATATCTGGTAAGAAATAACCATAAGATCCTGAGGTATCAGTATAACCATTACCTGTATATGCAGCCCCATTTGAACCTGAAACTATTTGGAAAACTCTTCCAGCATCATTAAAACTAACAACACTAACATCTTTACTATTATCAGTTAAATATAAAGTTCCTCCTGAACCTGAAAGTTGAATATTAAAAGTGCCTGGGAGGATTTTTTCTTTATATCTAGTTCTATCTATTGATAATACATAAAAATCAGATTGGGTAACTCCTCCAAAATTAAAATCAGCATTTTCATCTCCTAAAACAAGAGTTCTATATTGACCATAAATAGTTCTTGTATATGAATTACCATTTACAGCACTATTATAAAGAGCACTACCACTACCAAATTTGTTAGCATATGCAATAGCAAATTGAACTTCAGAAGTAGCTTCACTTGATGCTGTTTGATATATATTCAAATAAAAATTACCTGCTGAACTTGCTTCTTGAGTAGAAGAAGTAAAAAATGTTGCTAATATTGGAACTGTTCCTGACCATAAAGTAGCAGTAATAGCTTCTGAATTAGTTATAAAATCTGTTCCTGGATTTAATGGTAAAAATGACATTGTTATATAATTTTATATTAAGCTGATCTTGTTATAGTAATAGGTACTTGTAAACGAGCACCCGAAGTATTTCCCTGAATTATTAATAATGAGTTAATTGAAGTAGAATTACCAAATAACACATTAGTAGAAGTAGCAGTTATAGTAATACCAGTTCCTGTGTATGTTCTAGAAACATTAGTTCCTAAAGATGAAGCTATATCTTGAGTTACATTAATAGTACTTGGTTGATTGTTTGGAACCCCTGCAATATTAATAGTAGAATATAATCTAACATCAGATAAAGTAAAAGAATAAGTTTCAGTTACATTGCCTAAGCTTCCTCCTCTTGAAGTTAAAGGTGTAATAGTTTGAGCACTAGCTTGTACGATAGAATAACTTCCAGCTACACCGGTTATAAAAGGTATAACATAAGTACCACGGGTTGCAGTAGTTAATTTATACTTCATAATTTGAGTTTCATCAGGAAAAGCTTCTAATAGAGGCATGTTTTCAATTGCCTCTCCATAATATGCTGAACCTGATGGGTGAGAAGGATTATATAATGTGTAATCAATTTCATCGTCAGATAAAGCAAACTTAGTAATATTATAAGCTCCATTACCTTGAGCTAGCAATTCTCTTCCTTTTTTGGTTATAATTGCATCAACGGTTACAATAGTATTGTTTAAATATGCCATTTTTTATTAATTTTATCTCGTATAAATATCGTTAATTTAAATATTTTAAAATTTATCTCCAATTATTTTTAATTTACTTGGTTAAGACTATTAGGACTTCCTAAAAAATCAGATAAAGCTGGGGATTGATATTTAGGAGTTAAATAACCTTGGGAAGTAGTTCCTATGTTAGGTTTTTGACCTTTTAATAAAATAAATTTAGCATCATCAGTATACCTTCTAATCATAAATTGATTTATATTACTACCACTTGGGGGTGGAGCATTAAGTTGAATTTGAAGATTAGGTGCATAAGATACTTGATATCCTGTTTCAGCTCCTATAAAACTTCCTCTTAATGAAGAACCATCACTTTGAACAACATCTAAAATAATTCTAGTACTACTTTCATTACCCTCAAACCTAATCTCATCCCCAATTTTAATTTCAAAAGGAATAACTAAAGGACTAAATCCTGAATCAGGAATGTTTATTGGGGTTCTACCATAAGATCTAGCTAAAGATGTAGATCCTGTTAACCATGTACTATCAACTGAACCTGTTGTCCATATAGAAGAAGTTGTAATTGATGATTCATTAAATCCTAATTGAGTAGATTTAAAATAATCATTATTAAATGCATTAACTCTTATAGTTCCTACAGCTTTAACTTCTTGTGGAATAATTACTACTTTTACAGTATCACCAGCTTCAAAAGAAGCAAAATCTTCTTGTTCTAAGGTAATACTACTTGTAGCCCCACCTGCAGCTAAATTTAATAAACCTTCTTCTAAAGTTATATTATTATTTTTCAATAATCTAACTGTAAATAAACCATCTAGTAAAGATGAAGTAGGTGAAGATAATGTTACTTTAGTAGAAAATTTGATATCAGTTATAGATGCACTAGTAAAAGTATAAGTATCTGTAGTAAGATTAAAACTTGCATTAACACCACTTGTAGAATTACTCTGAGTTGTCCAGTTATAAGTAACTTGAGAGGAAGCAGTTGGAACAAATGTATAACTTCCTGTGTTTCTAGCTATAAATTCATAATCTACACTTGCAGGAACATCTATCTGGAATGGAATTGATGAAGTAAAAGTACTAGTTCTAGTTAAAGGGTTATAAATCTCATTATATAATACAGGATCTACTCTTTTACCTCCTTTAAGTACTTGTTTTTGACCTACTAGATTTCTTTGATCTGATTCAAATTCTTGGATATCAAATACTTCAACATTTACAAAATCATTAGTACTGAAATTATTTTCAATGTCTGGTTGGGCAAATGAGAAACCATCTAACTGAGGATAATTACTTACATCCAGTATTCCTGATTGGTTTAATCTTAAAGATACATCTTCTGCGTTTTCTCTAAGAGCAGTAGCATTAAGAGATGTTATACTAGCTACAGAAGGAGTTAAAATTTTATCAACTTGTACTATAGATGCATTTTTTATTTCGGGAGCAGCATCATTTATATTTTTAAAACTAACAGCAATAGATTTTAGTGATTTGATAGGAATTCTATCACTAACTACCATTGTATTAATAGGTTTAGGAGTTATAGTAGAACCATTTATATTTAATAAATTTTTATCAAAAAATAGATCTTTAGTATTTTTAATAGCAGAAATAATTCCTCCTGATACTTGGTTAACATCAGGTGATATTATTTTTGTACCATTGTATCTTGCTCTAATATGAGGAGTATGACTATAATTATAAGGTTTTACATTTGATCTTATAGCAGTATTATTTAATATCCTATTAAAATTTTGTGGTATAAAAGAACTAGAAGGTGATGTTGTAAATTGGGGTCCTATAGCAGGATATCTTGATTCTAAGTAAATTTTATTCTTTTCATATTGATCTACTAATCCTGATAATACATCACAACTTGTATTATAAAAAGGCTGAGTTAAGTAAGGTTCTACAATTGTAGAAGCAGTACTAAAAGATTGAGTAGCTATTAAATTACCAGAGGCATCTGAGGCTGTTAATGTTACTTTAATTTCTTGGAAATATTGGTCTAATGAAGAAGATATATCACCTAAATCCCCACCTATAACCTGTCCCACTCCTACTTTATCTTGTATAAAGAAAGTTAAATTTTCAAATGGGTTAAAAGGTGTAATGTTAGAGGCTGAAATTGAATAATTAAATATAACATCTTCACTAAAAGATGAAGATAATTGAGAACCTGAAGAAGCATTAACGGGTAAATTAATTACATCTGAGAAGAATAAAGGAGTAGTATTTTTAGCTATACCAAAATTAAAATTATAACCCGTAGAAGGATCCATTCCTGTATTGTTATAAGTTACAGATCCTGAAAAGTTTACTTTAAAGTTAAAATTAAATATAGCAAAATCATTAGCTTCACCTGACTCAGTTATAGCTGTAGTATATTTGTAAGCAGTAAATAAAGTACTAGTTTCATCATCAGCAGTATCTACAATACTTTGAGTAAAATCAGTATCTATAGAAGCTGTTACTGAACCTGTTCTATTCCATGAACTATCAGATGAGATAGGAAAATCAAAAAATAATATATTTTGTCCTATTTTATCTCCACTTATAGTTGAATTTCCAACATTATTGAAATTAACAGGGACAGTTGGGTTTTGACCATTTAAACCTGAAGGCATAAAACCTGTTACTATGATTTCATTAGTTGTAATGTTTTCAAAAATAAGGTTATAAGGACTACCATTATTTAAATTTGAAGAAGGACCCGAACCTGAAAAGAATGTTACACTAAATTCCACTGCTTCAGGAGAACCACCAGCACCATTATTTGAGTCTATAATATATGAAAATGAACTATTATCTCCAGAATAATCTATAGCAGATAAAATCCAATTTGAACCTGTAATAACATTTTTAAGTTTATCTCCTATAAAAATTTCACCCCCTGAACCTGTGGTCGAAATTGTAATAAGATATGAAGACCCACTTGAAGGAGTTAAGTTATCTGTATACCATTCACCATCAGCTCCTACTGCTGTATCATTTAAAGTTCTTGCTTCACTTCCAGTAGCATAATAAGCATCATTTAAAACAGTAAAAGATGATGTAAAAGGACCAGGAACTGAGGATAAACTATAAGTAACACTACCCGTTATAAAATTACTTGGTTTTCTGTAAGTAGTATCATTTATAATATCTACAACTCCATTTTCTGAAATCTGATAAGTATAATGAGTAGAGGCTTCAGAAATTGTTTCTACAGGTAATTCAAATAAATTATTACTTTCAAATAATAACCTTAAATTATTAATATCTTGTATAAATTGAGATTGATCATCTCCATTAATATCTTCTTTATGGATTTTAACATATTGAACTCCTTGGAAACCATTTTGATAAGTTTCTCCTGAATATAGGATTAATATTTGACCTGATTTAGGGGTTAAAGTATTAAATTGTTCAATAGTATTTCCAAAAGTAGAAGAAAATACTATAGGAGAATATTGTAGAGCTTCATCAATAGCATCTAAAAATATAGCACATTGAGGGTTTAACGATTGAGTTGTTACTGTAATTATAGAACCACTAAATTCACCTGTGTAAAATTCTGCTTGTGTGCTATTAATTTCTACCACACTACCACTTACAGTTGAAATGCTTTCACTAAAAGATTGTGTTAAATCCATTATAAAAGAACCTGCAGAAGGATTAACTCCTTCAGACTGACCTTCAGGACTATATGAAAATTGATTATACTGTTCAAAAGAACCTAAAGTACCTCCTTTAATACTACCAATATTAACAGAACCTGAGTATGAAAGGTCTATAAAAGTTGGTAATAAAATTGGTACTCTGTTTCTTTCTAATAAATGTTGTTTTATAACTAAACCTGTAGAGGCTTCTACTCTAGCAGGAACAAAATCTTTAAGTAACTTAAATAAAGAATTATCAAAATATTTAATTAATCTTGTATAATCTTTTAAGTTGTAATTATGTGTATATTTTTCAAAAAAATTATTTCTAAATTTTTCTAAATCAGGATATTGATTAGAACCTGTAGTAGATAGTAAAGAAGGATTACCTAGATATTCTCCTATATTAAAGAAACCTAATTGGTTTATAATATCATCATTAATCTCATTTTGAGGAGAAAAAGCAATTTCTAAAGTAGTTAAATCTCTAGTATATGTTTGATTTTGTGGAGGATTAGTTTCTATTTTAACTAAGGGTGATAAAGTATCTCCTGATGCTGTTGTTTGAACATCAATTCTAATCTTATCATTTATTCTATTTTTTACACCACTAACTACTTGGTCTAGGAAAATATATTCTTCATTTGTAGAAAAAACATAAGAACCACTTATACTATAAGAACTTCCATTATCAAATGAAGAAGTAGGAGTATAAGAACCTGTTACTGAAGGATGGACTGAAGTTCTAGATTGGTTTCCTGTTCCTGAATTATCTAAAACAGCACCTAAAGGAGCTCTAAAAAATAAAGAATTTAAAGATGAATTTGAACCTTCTAAAGCATTACCTTCTATAGATAATGGGTTCATTACATAATCTTCAAAAGATTGAGTATTTAAAGCTATATCATAATATCTAACTTCTTGAAGTGAGCCTGTAAATGGTTGGTAAGTTTTACCTCCGTAAGTATAAGAACTACTGTAAGGTAATAGTAAAGTACCTTCATCAGACCAGGCTGTACTTCCTGAACAAGAAGCTGATTGATAAAATCCTATTTGTGACCCATCATTACCTGTATAAAGTTTATTAGCTGTATATAAATTATAAACATATTCACTTCCTGAAGCAATTTCAGTAACCATTAAAGATACCCAAGTATTATTAAATACAGGCATATAAACACTAGCTGAAGTATTATTAGTAGCATTTATATATTTAATAGTAGCAAAAGTATTTTCAGGGTTTACTATTGAACCTGAGTATGAACCAGATGTAAATAATGAACCAGTATATTCAATAACTACGGCAAAATCCGTTGAATTTTTTGTTACTGCTAATGATTGACTATATGATGTAACTGTAGCTAGATTAGGTGATTTAAAACGAAATTCTACAGTTTTTGGATATTCAGATGAATTAGCTGAAGATGTCCAAGGGATTTCTACCCATCCCCCAGATCCTGAAGGGGTAAAAGCATAATTAGCTTTATTATACCAATAATCCCAATCATTTGAATTATCTCTATCTTTACCCCCAAATTCAGATATTCTTAAAATAGTATTAGGAACACCATAACAATTGATAATAATTCTTAGGGCATCTATTGTACCTTTTTTCTTTAAAATAGTAGGTAAGTTATGATATAATCTACTATAGATTTCTTCATTTACTTCACTTAAAGGAATTACATCAGAAGAAGCAGTTATATAATTTGTAATTAATTCAGAACCTGTTGGAGGTAAAAGACTACCACTAGCTCCTATACCTAAAAACGCATTATATAAATCTTGATTACTAAAATTATTTTGATAAATTTTAATACCAAAATCTCGTAAAATATCTGCAATTAAATCCCTAGAGGCACCATAATTTACTCTATTATCTCTATCGTATTTATTGCTAATATCTTTAATATAAACCCAAATACTATCAAAATGTTGACCCATCATTTCAACAAATAACTCATAATTAGAATTATCTGAATCTTCTCTAATAAAATCAGGTATAGTATAAACTAAATTATTAACATTTTCTCTATCATAATCAGAACCGCTTGTTAAATTTTCAGCTAACCAAGTTTGTGCTTCTGAAGAAGTAGTATTATATAATGTATAGGGTTTTGTAGAATTAGATTTAGGCCAAGTTTTACTACCAGATTCAAAATACATATAACGTTCAAACCCATCAAAATTTTCTATAATACCAGAAATTAAATTTTGATAAACAGCAGAACTTGCTGAAATAGGAGTAGTAGGGGTAGAAGTTGCTAAACTACTACTAATTTGATAATCTTCTAATAATTGTAATTTATAATAAAAATTTTCAATACGAGTTTCAACTGAAGAGAAATATACAAATTCAGAATAATTTGTATAATCGATATTAGGTTCAATCCCTTTTTTATTTAGGATATTACCTAATTGGTTATATAAACTAGCACTAGGAGAATTTCTTAATTGAGATAAATTTAAAAAATCAGAAGAATTATTTACCTCATCTTGAATTTTTAAATTAAAATTAGGACCCTGTAAGAAAGGGGTAGTTGTTGAAAAAACTGTATCATCCTGTAATTCTATTTGATATGCTACAGAATCTGCTACTTTATCTACTACCCATAATTTGTTTTTTAAACTAAACTCAGCAGGTAAAGGTTCATATAATTTAATAAAAACCCCAATATTAGTAGGATCTGAGGTATCAATTAAAGCATTATTAGCTATAACTAATTTATTATCACCAAAATTTAAGAAGAAGTCTTTATAATAAGTAGCAGTAGATAAAATTTGCTTTAAGGAGTTGTAACCTGCAGAAATTTCATTTCCTGTTAACTGATTAGTGTTAATTTTTAACTCAGTTCTATCAGATGATATTTGAGAGATGTAATAATTTACATCAATACTTGATGATAATAAAGGGTTAAAGAAGTGATATAAAACATTAAAAGTACCTTCAACAAATCCTAAATTTTGAATATCTTGGTCAGGATTTATTATTAAACCTTCATTTGTACTTAAATAATTCTGTAAATTAGAATCAGATTCAATAATATCTCCATTAAGATTATAAACATAATATTCTATATAATCTCTATTATCTAACCAAGTTGAGGTAAAAATAGAACTAGAAATTAATGAAATATCATCTGTAGAATAATCTTGATATTCTAATGTAATTGGGTCTAATGATTGAATATTTTGTACTATAGCCATATGGTTCTAAATATTAGCTTTTTAAAAATGTCTATTAAAATTTATTAACTTAAATTTCTAGTTGCAGCATCAATCTGAACTTGGGCTAATTCTTGTTGTTTATTAATAAGTTCATTTATTAATTCTGTTAATTCTAATAATAATTCACTTATAGTATTATTAATATCTTCTTCATAAACATAATTTCCGCTTCTTTGTATTAAATATTGTTTAGAGTTAAATTCACCTTCATCAGGTATAGAAGGTAATAATCTACTATAATCTTTAAAAAAATCATAAACAGTATAACCTGGGTCAATTGGAGTGGCTGTAGGGGCTATTCCAAACTCAGAAAATTTAGTATTAATAGTTTTTAAATATTGATCTCTATTAAAAACTTGGTCATTTAATTGAATTTTTTCGGCCATAATTTTTTATTTAAGGAGTTGCAAAATTTTCAAGATTACTATTACTTTGACCTAAAGTATTAAAAGCACTACTTACAGAACCTGTTTCAGCAGCATCCGGATTTAATTCAACAAATTCAGGGTCTGAAATTTGTAGAATTTGTAAGTTTATACTTGATATTTCTTCTCTAATGTCATTAATTTGTTGTAATAAATCTTGAATCACAGGATCATTTACTGGATTAAAAGTTGCAGCTATTAAAGCATGAGAACCTGAAGGTAAAACTGATAAACTAGTACTACCAGTCCTAGGAATGTCAAAAAATAAACTATTATATTTATCAAAAAATTCAGGGATAGTTAGTGAAGAGGTAACAGGAGGAATTGATAAAGAACTAGTTAATTGAGAAAAAGTCGTATCAATATTTTGTTTATATTGATTTTTTTCAAAAACACTAGCCTTTAATTTTATATTTTTTTCCATTTTTAATATTGGTTACCATAGCTACCAAAATTTGATCCTTCTCTATTTACTTTAAAATACATACCATCATCAACTATTAATTGATTTCCCCCTAAACTACACGATATTAAAACTTTATAATATCTTTCAGGTTCTAAACCATTCATGTATATATCAAAATAACTAGATTCAGAATCAGCACTTATTTTAGTATAAGTAGAATCAAAATTAATAACATACTCATTAGTATCCAAATCTTTTAAAGCAAAAGATGAAGATTCTGGTAAATAATAGTTAGTAGCAGTTAATGAAGATGTTTGATAAACTCTTGCAGGGTATTTAGGCCTAGAATAAATCCTAAATCTATTTACTGAATTTTCATTAAAAACACCTGGGTTTTCTTGTAGTGAGAAATAAGCCTGTGATGAAGTAATTATAGTAGATGTGGAAGATCCAGTATCAAAATTATAATCATTCCATCTAAATTCTAAATATGGTGGGTATATGGTATGAGTATCCCTAGAAAAATATTTTAATTCTACTTGATACTCACTATTATTTACAAATTCATGACTATTAGGTTGTTTTAAAATAAATCCATAATTATTTAAACTACCACTATACCATTCTTTAACAGCAGAAGACACATTTAAACTTATATCTTTACTTTCATATAAAGAAAATTCTTGTGAGGCTGAAATAACAGGATTAAAACTACTTCCTGTTATATACCATAAACCTCCTCCTATAACAGAGTAAGTTGTGTTATATGAAGCTGTAGTATTAGAATCAAAGATTCCAGTTGTCCAAACTGTGCTTCCAGAATAATCTGAGAATCTCCAACTGGCTCCATCTTCTGTTAAAGGATTATCTAAATACTTACCTGTTCCATTCTGCCATTCTTTAGCTAAAGGGTGAGCTACAATTGAAGAACTTAATGTTAATCCTGTTACTGTGGAAACTAAACAATTTAAATAAACATCAAAATTAGATCCTGAGATTTTACTATTTATAATATTGTTAATTTCTGTTTGATCAAATTGGATTAAAAATCTACTTACTTGAGGGTTTATAGTATTATTAGCACCAAAAGTTGTAGTAGTAGCTTCAAGGATTTCATCTAACCCTGTGTTCATTGAAGGAAATAAAGAGTATATAGTTGTATCTTTACTAGGAAATAATTTATATACAGCCATTTTTTATTTATAAATATTAAAATGATACAACTTTACCTTGAATATCGGTTGTAGGATATTTAACTTCAAAAATCATAGGGTCTAAGGAAGGATAAATAACATTACCTGCAGTAGCACCTAATATATCATATCCAAATCTTGAATATCCTAAATTTTCACCTGTTTTATTTATTATTTCTATATTTTTAACAGTTTGAACTCCTTCTACTCTATCTAATAATACATTTAATTCTTTTAAAATAATAGGTTGATTAATCTGCCAATTATCAATATTAAAATAATCTATTAAGGAATTAATACAATTCAAAATTACTTCACTACTATTATAATCAGGTAATACTATTATCTCAAAATTAATACCTATATTAACTATAAAAGCTTCTTTTATATTAACAGTATCACCTACCATTCTATATTGAGAAAGATAAGTTCTAAGGTTTTGCTTTAAAGCTTGTGTAGGGATTGCTAAATTTTTATTTTGATCATATGTTAAAACATATAAATCTAAAATTGGGGTATTTTCAGCATTAGGTGAATCTTTTAAAGAAACAGGAGTAATATGAGCTTTAGAAACTGAACCATAATTAGAAGGCATACTTAAAGCTCTAATTAAGTAATCATCAGCAGTTACTGTTCTTTGTTGAGTAGAAAAATTTGAAATAGCATTTTGCCTAATTTCTGCTATAGAATCACCATCACCACCTCCACTTGAAGCAGTTGGATTAGTTACAGCTATTGAATTAAAAACAGTTTGTGCTGTAGTTGGGTCTAAATTACTGTTTAAAAACTCAATATTAGCAGTTAAAGTAGTTAAATCATTAGAAGGAATATTAGCTTCAATACCCCCTCCAGTTAAATATCTAATAGTTAAAGTAGTATTAGAAGGAGCAATACCATAAGTATTAGTAAATATAAAATTAGTTGGTGAAAAAGCTGTAGTTAATTTTACCTTTTCAAAAGGTAACCCTATACCTACATTATCAGGATTAGGAATTATACTTTCATCATCATCTGTAGTTTTACCTGCACCAAATTGAAGTTGAATAGATCCTGAATTTAAAAATTTAGTAGCAAATCTTCTTTGTACTTTTCTTAATCTTAAAAGATAAGGAACATCCCCTGAATCTGAAGTAAAATTAGGATCAAAAGCATTAGAATTTCTTACAGTATCAAAAACGGTTTCTTGTCCTAAAGTATCTACTTCATACCATTCATTACCATCAGAATCAACAATATCTAAAATTTCTACAATATTAGAATCATTAATAGTAGTTGTAAAAAATGATTGAGGAGCACCTACAGAAACTGTAGTAGTATTAATGGTAGCTGAAATAGATTTTCTTGATTTTTTTAATAAGAAAAATGTTGGGTTACCACTTCCATCAACTGAATAAACAGTTACTTCAGTTGGGTCTAAAGACCCTGAAGATGCAAAATTCAAATCATCTTGAACTAAAAATCTTACAGCACTGTTACTTGTAGATTTAATAGAAGCATTTTGATTTACAAATAAAGCATAAGAATAATCAGGAATATAATCCCCAGAACCACTTTCTATAGCTGGTACTTGTTGATAGAAATCAATATTAGTAGTTGCAACCCCAGTTACTCGAGGTTTATAACCAAACATGTAAGCTAATTCAAATAAATTGTTTTCTTGACGAGCAAATTGTAAATATGTTTCTTGTAATTGGTTATCCAAATAAAATGAAAGAACATCACCTACATAAGAACCCATTTCTATAAACATCATACCTGGAGAAGCAGGGGAAAAATCATTATATGATGTTGGGAAATAGGTCCTAGCATAATCAATAAGACTTTGTCTGAAAGAACCAAAATCTCTGTTTATATATTTTATATCTCTATTCTTAGCCATTAATTAAAAAGTATTTCTAAAGAATCTGTTGTGTTAGTATTTGCTACATTATAAACCATTTTTATTGTAACTTGTTGTTCTTGGGTACCTTGACCTTGAAATATAGATAATTCTTTAACTATAACATTAGGAAAATATTGAGAAACTTGAGATTGAATATCTTCTTTTAAAAAATCTAAATTCCCATCTGTTATTTGTGTAAAAATAAATCTACGTAAATCACCTCCAAATGAAGGGTTTAAATATCTTTCACCCTTATTAGTTAAAAAGAAATTAATTAAATTAGATTTAATAGCATCTTTTGTAGTATAAGTAGTTTTAAAAGCTGTAGGTGAAGAAAAAGGTAAAGATACCCCAATACCTACACTAGGTTTTAAATCTAAAGGTGATATTTTTCTAGGACTAAAAGCCATTTCTTATTTCATTAAACTTGAAATTTGCTCTAAACTTAATTCACCTGATGGTAAATTTCCATTTATAGGATCAACTCCAGGTTGTCTAGGATTAAATGTTTGTGCATTTGAAGAATTAAAACTTAAAGCTGTTTCATTCATTACATCCATATATGATTTTTTAGCATCAATTATAGGTTTTGATGAAAGTTGTGGGGTAGGTATAGAAACACTTTCTTGTATGTATTGTTTAGGAGAACGAACTGCTTCAAGTAGAATATCTTTCAATTCTTCTTGAATGGCTTCTTTTACTGATTCTTTAACTATTTTTTTTAATTCGTTAAGTTTCATTGCTATTTTATTTATAAATATTAAAAATTATTTTTTTTATCTTGCTTCAAAAAGTTTTTTAGCTAATCTTAATTGTTCTTCTATAAAGTTGTTTTCATTTAAATTATTATAAATTCTAAACTGATCAAGGGGACCTACATTCACTATCTCATCTCTAATTTTCTTTAATGTTGGGACAATTATATTATAATATGTTATACCAGGTCTAGGATCAGAAGAATAATCATTTGTCCAAGCACTTATATAGGCATTATCTACATCTGCTTGTAAAATAGTAGCCCATTTACCCCCATCAGGAATATCATTAGCAGTAATATATTCAAACCCAAAAAGTCCATTATTCCAAGTAGAATTTTTACTAGGATCTGTATAAGTTAAAGCAGTACCTAGATTTTGAGGAAGCCATTGTACAAGTTCTTCATCCCATTTCCATATAACTCCTCTTAAAGTATCAATAGGATTATCTTTATCAGGTTTCTCTTCTTCATTTGAAATATAATATACAACACAAGTATAATCTACCCCAATTGGTGGTTTTGGAACATTATATAATGCCCCCCAATTCCCACAAATTCGCCAAAAAGCCCCTACATGAACTTTCCAATCATCTGAATTTTTTTTAATCCATGTGGGAATTCCACCTATTTTACCTATAAGTGATCCAGCATTTTCATAAAATCCGGATATCCATTCATAATAAGAGTTAGAATTTCCATCTCTTTTAATCTTCCAATCTCCATCTTTAACACCTTCTATATAACCAAAAGGTTGTAAATCTATAAATATCCACTTTCTTTCATAACCATCCCAAATATACCAACCTTTAGTATATTCATCTCCATCATAATATCTAGGTTGAGGAGGTTTAGAAAAATCTACATTTTCAGGAATTTCTTCAAATGGAATTGCTCCTGTATTGGGAAAATTATCAAAATTATAATAATCTTCTCCTCGTGTAGTACCTATGGTTTCTATTATAATATCAATAATTGAAGCATTAATAACATTTAATCTATATTGACCTCTTGTAGGAGTTGTTCTAGTAAATACACCTCCCGTAAAATTACCTTTAGCTCCCTCTACATTTCCTTCTCCTGGAAATAATAAAGTACTATTACCAGATATTACTTCAATATTTCTAGTTGAGATTTTCTTATCAAATAAAAAATCTTCATATTTTTCTTTAAAATTTAAATCTTCCTCAACATCTAATATAACTTCTCCTAATGGTAATTCTAAAACTGATCTAAGTGTTATAGGAATATTATTATAAGAAAAAGTAAAATAGGTATCAGGTATTTCTCCTAATAGATTTTGTCCTTTTTGTATTATTTCTGATAGATCTAATATGGGATATTGATTTTGCCAATTTATTAACCAGTCAATTTGAGATTGAATTTCAGATCTAAAATCAGGTTGTTCATAATTAAAAGTTATTTTATATCTAACAAATTCTTCAGTTTTACCATTTAGGTAATTATCAATTTTATTTTTAATTAAGGTAATTAAAGTTGAATTATTAGAACTATAAGTATATGAAGAATCATAAAAATTACCCTGAGATTGTAATTCTTGGATTTCTTCCTCAGTCAAAGGTAATGGGGTTGGATAATATAATTTTATCCCCTCTATAGGGATATTAGCTTCTCCTCCTTCTACTAAAATTTCTACAGCGGTATTTGCCAAGCCTGTAGCTACAATTCTCTTACTAGGTAAAAGAGTAGTAGGAGTAGGATCATATTCTATAGTTAATTGAAAACCTTGATAGGTTAAATCCCCATTAATTAATTGTTCCTCTAATTCATTTTCTACTTGTGTATCTTCTTCTAATGTTGAATTAGCATTTTCAGGATTAAATAAAAGAGCATTTTGTATATTTCTTATAAGTTCTGCTTCTTGGGTATCATTAAAATTACTAGCACATAAATTTACTATTTCTAAAAGAGTATCTTCTACAGTTTGCAATAGATTATCTAAAATTTGAACATATTCAATTATAATACCCGAGGTTGTAGACAGAGATTTTGATCCTGTTTCTAACCCATCTGTAAGTTTTTTTAAAACATCTATAGCTTTACTTATCCCTAAAATTACACTTACAGGTAATCCAGGGGGAATTGGGGCTGGTAAAAATTCTAAGGTTAAAGTAGCAGTATTAATTGCTGGGAGTGGTTTTTCAATTTGAGTAGATATATTATTAAGAGTTCCTGCTAATTTATATATATTAGAAAGTACACCTCTTAAAGTATTTAATTTAGGTAGTATTCTTTCTATTTCAGGTATAATAACAGGACATACTACTGTAGGACCTTTTTCATTAATTTGATTTATACCATCTTCTTGTAATTTAACTAAATAATCATCCTTTAATTTCAATAACATAGATTGAAATTTAGTGGATTGAGCTACTAGTAATTTAGTAGCTACACCCATTAAAGCTGTTTTTAATTTAGTATCAATTGTAGGCATTATACTGTTTTACTTACTTTAGATTTATAATTTTCAATTTTATTAATTATATTTTGAGCAGCAGTAGCCATTGTAGGAGCAGTAGTTGCAGTTCCAGCATTAGGAGTAAAGGGTACAGGAATACCTGATGCCACCAATGCTGTACTTAATTTAACCATTTCCTGTAAAAATACTTGTAAATCAGTTAAAAATTTATCTCCTAAAATAACTGATTCTTTAGCTTCTTTACTTCCCAATAATATTCTACTATTATCACCTACTTTAAATATTGTATCACTTTTAGAATCAATATTAATTGAACCCAAAGTATTTAAACCTATAGATTTTTCAGCACTTAATAATAAATGGTTTGAATTAGCATTTAAAACTAATCTACCTGAATTGAGTATAATCTGTTTACCTGAAAATGTATTTACTTTTTCTGGGGGTGAAGTATAACTATCATAGTTAACTGTAGAAGGGATTAAAGGGATATTTTGGGTTGATGTTAAATAAATTGAAGATAAATCTTTATTTATGTCTTCTTTTACAGGAACCCACCCCTCATCTGAGCTATCAGGGTCTTGACCGTTTCTAATTATAGTAATAGGATCTCCATTTTCACCACTAGAAGACCATGTATTTTCTTTTTCTATTACTGTACTCCCAAAACGTATAGAATTACCCCATCTACCCTCATATATAATATCTCCTTCAAAAGGTAATAAAGGATGAATATTTAATTTTTCTTGAAAATATTCCCCTAAAGTAATTTCTGTTGATTGGTCTGTAGATCTTCTAACTGAACCTCCTTCTGTTTGTTGGTAATCTCTTTGTTGATTTTCAGGTAAAGCATCTACTATAAAAGGAGAGGCATTATGGTGAGGTGAATTCCATAAATTAATAGGAGTGATATAGTATAATTTAGTAGCTGTTACTTTTTCTCCTATGTTAGAAGATGGTAATAAAATAACATATATTATTTCATTAATTAAAGGATAATTTTTTAAATAAGGGAAGAAAGGTTGAGCAACACCATCAAAAGTATTACTATTAATAGATTTAGGTGTTTTAATATCTATAAATTCTACAGTACCTAAACCATTCCATTCACCATAAGTTTTCCATTTTGGGTTAGTTTCATCTAAGACAATATTCTTTACCCTAACAGCTTTAATTTGATTAATTGATAAAGCTTGAAGGGTATTAAAATTATTATCTTTACTACGATTTAAATTAGAATTTAAACCTGAAAAACCAAACCTAGAGGCCATTACTTATTATCCTTATTATTAAGTTTATCTATTTCTTGGAGTAATTGAGCTTTTTCTTCTTCAGAAATTCCAAAACTACCATCATCACTTTGATTTTGGATTGCTCTTTGAACAATTGTAGCCATTTTAATTAATTGCTCATCATTTTTAACTCCAATTTCTAAATATTCTTTTATCAAAGGAACAATAAGAGTAGCATCACCAATCTCTTGAACTAAAGGTTTTAATTCAGAAATTAAGGATGATACTTGATCTTCTCTTCTTTTTTGGTTTTTGTAAATTTCTTCTAATAAATCAGAAAATTTCTTTTTTCCAAAGATTACTGAATCTAATTTACTCATAATGCTTTATTTATAAATATATGATTTAAGAAAACTTAACATAACCATATTCTAAATAAAAAACATAGTTATTCTTAAATATATCATGTAGTTGATTAGCTATTTTTGTTATTTTTGGAGTTTTAACATCAACCATTTCTCTAATATAAATGTATAAAGCTTTTTTATTAAAAATATCTATATCTTCTCTCTTGCGGAATAATTCTATAATAGCATCTGCTACTTTAGCATCATCTTCTTTAGGAAATAACTTGTAAATATTTTCAGTTACATAATTAATATACTGATCTATAAAATTAGATAGAAAATCTTCACTTTTTTTATCATCAATACTGTATGAATGATTTTCATCATCATATAATACCTCTAATGGTGCTTTATCTACTCTTTTTTTATAATTGTTTTGATTAGAGATTATCAAATAACGTTTAGCTATAGTTCCAAAATAAGAATAAGCTTTAGCTCCTTTAGAAGGATCAAATAAATGGATTTTAGATAACAAAAAAGTAATCACTTCATGTTGTAGATGTTCAATTTCATCTACTTCAGTATAATAAAACTTAAAGGTATGTATTATATTTTCTGTAAGCTTAAAAAATGGATAATGAATGAATTGTTCATATATTTTACTTTTAATTTCATTATCATAAGTATTGTTATATAAAACAATAGCTTCCTCAGTTTCTGAGGTAAAATAATTATTGGATTTTTTTATTTTGGGGGTCACTTTAATATTCCTTTATAGTAAATTCATTTAATATCATTTGAATTTTTTTAATTTCAAGAAAGAACCAACCAATTTCATCATCAGATTTAAAAGATCCTCTTTCATCAATTTCTTTAATTCTTTTATCTGATTCTTTTATAGCAGTATCTATTCTAGATAGATATTGCATATAAGAAGATAAAATATCTTCTTGTTTTTCATTCTTGCGTAGTAAGTTAAAGGTCGTATACCCTAAGATTACGACCAAAATAACTAATATTGAAATAATTACTTCTAATATCATAAATTATCTAACATGTTTTTTAATCCTTCACTTTTAATTGAACTTAAAGCTTTAGATTTAGTAGGTATAGATTTTTTTTCTGTCTTATTCCCACCTAACGTAAAATTCTTTTTACTATTCTCCAAGTTTTTCTTTTCTTTTTTTAATTTAGGCAACCATTCTTTTTCAAATTCAATACGAGCTGCCATTAAATCTGCTTGATGTATAATAAAAGGAAGAGAAGTACGTGGTTTTTGTTCTGGCATATACCCCATAAGGTATTTTTTATTAGCATCATCATATAAACCATCATGAGTCTGAATAGCTAACATTTCATTAAATGTATAAGGGATACCATGTGATTGGAGTAAATAAAGTCCTCTATCTGGAACTGAGGCAAATGGAATCTGGGTATTGTGAGTATAATCTTCTCCAAGTTTTTCTTTTCTCCAAGTATCAGTTTGAGGGATATAAGATTCATGTTCTTCATCTCCAATTTTACCTAAATCATGATTTAATGCTGAGAATATTAATTCTTCTTTTGTAAAAGTAGACATATCTGCTCCCTCACTTTCCCATAATCTGGATTGTTTAACAGCACATCTTATAACTCGTAAAACATGATCTACATAACCTCCAGGAAAAGCATTATGGTATTCCTTTTTATGCGAAGCAGGCATAAGCATAATACGCTCAGCATATTTTTCATAAAATTCTAAAAGTTTTTCTTTGCGTGGGGATGAGATATGATTTTTAATATCATCCATTAAAGTATTCCAATTTAATTGGATTTGTTCTGCTGTTAAACTCATAACTTATATTTAATCTATTGTTTGTTAATTTCTGATGGAGAATGTTCTTCTCTTTCTATCATATCTTTAATGTTACTTAAAATTTCGGTTGATTGATTAAGTGTACTATAAAATTCTTCTACAGGAGATCCTCTCCTTACTATAAATTCTAAGGTTTTAAACCTTGCTTCTAACATTTCAATCCTGTTAATAATAATGTCTCTTTGTCTCATAATAATTAGTTTATTTAATATCGTGGTACCCCGGGTTATTCTTCCCCCCTCATTACCCCTATTTATTTATATGTTTCTTATTTTCCCTGTAATAATAAGATATCAAGAGAAATCTGGGAGGCCAAACTATTTTATAAAAGAAGTTACTAAGTCTTCTAAAATTTTAATTTTAGCACATTTTTCATATTCCTCTCTTTCCTCAAAAAACCTAATTGCTAATTTACAAGCTGTTAAAAGTTCTTCATCTGAGGCTTGTCTTATATAATTTTGATTATCTTCAGCTTTCAAATCAACTTCTTCTAAATGAGAATATGCTTTATTATATATCATAATCTCGCTAATTTCTTTTATTTTCAGCGATTCTTTATCATTCTCACCGGAGACACTGTCTAATAAAGAAAATAACATTTTTTTATTGAAATTTACGTGATTAAACACTAGTTTTTTAAACATACCTAATTTAAAAATAGGATTATTGTAAAAATCTGAATAAGATGTAATTAATTCATCTTTAGAAGTAGATGAAGGGTTGTCTATAAAGTGGCTAAAAAATTTATTTAAATCCATAGCTATAAATATAACTAGAGAAAAAAAAATAAACCAAATATAACTCGTAGGAAATTGAGTATAAATGGTTTTATAGAAGAATAATTAAAAAAAACGCTGAGATTATACGTTATATATTACTACCTTCATTTTCGTACCAAATAGGGGCAAACCTACTTGTTAAAAACTTATCCACTCCCACCAAGGAAGTCTAGCAACATCACCGCCTTTTTTAATGAGTGGCATTTCTCATGTCATAGTGAAACTACTCGATTTTTTTTCTTCCCCTGACCTTGCGAGCCATTCATTTCCGCTAAGAAATTAGGTGCGAAATCCAATCAAACTTTCTCTACCTTGCGAGTTTTGAAAGCTCCGTATTCTCTTTTGAGTACGGAATTAGGTGATTTGTTTTTCACTATCGTTGGGGGCTTTGCGTTTTTTATTCTATATTATTCATATAGTAAGTGAAGGAGTTGAACCTTCGACATTCTGTTTAAGAGACAGATGCTCTACCAACTGAGCTAACTTACAAGTTATTTAACTCACTTTGACGTGCCCCAACAGTCACTTCATAACCTTTTGAGCTACAAAATATGACACGCCAACTGCGTTTCGGACTGCTAATCCTACTGTGCCTTACTTCAAGATTACTCCGGGAGTTATATATATTACCCTTTCACCTCTTATAATGAATACTTGCCTTTGTCTTAGCGAGACTCAAACTCATATTCTACAACTTATTCTGTTCAGGTTTTGTTAGTTTAGCATGGATAAGCATGGAGCTACCCATTTTAACCTCACCGATCGGCTCTGGTTTTATCCTTTCCTAAGGGACTTATTCCACTAACTTTCTCCTTATCTGCCGGTTGGTCCGACAGCGCTCTTAGGTAGAGCTTAGAACGTTGCTTGCTTGAATGAACTTGTTGCCAAGCGAGGTAGTGTGAGACTATCCCCTTTCGTAGCCTTACGGCTCATTACTCTTTATCAAACTATTACATAATCGTCAGCCGGACTGTTACGCGTCAATAATAATCTGAAAGGATTTCAAGCAACCCTAAATTTTTTAATATGTTAAAGAACGTTTTGTTTTAAATCTTTATTATACATAAATATACAAACAAAATTTCAAACATCCAAATTATCTTGAAAAAACCTTTAATTTTTTAGTGGTCCTTGTAGGATTTGAACCTACGACCTACTGATTATGAGTCAGTTGCTCTAACCATCTGAGCTAAAGGACCTGTGAAATGGTAAGTCATTACCTACATATCCCTGCATTTTGGTCGACATTCTGGCACAGGCATTTGTTAGACCATACTATGGTAGGGTAAACTGGATTCGAACCAGCGTGCTCTACATCCCAAATGTAGCGAGATAAACCTGACTCCTCTACTACCCTATAAATAAAAGGTAATAGGTGGTATTCACATTTACTACCACCCAACTCAACGACCTCTAAAGTTGTGAATCTTTTTTAAAGCATCGCTCGGTTTTGAGTTTATTACCTTTTTGAGCGAGATATCGGATTCGAACCGACCACCTTCTGCTTGGCAAGCAGACGCTCTACCAAATGAGCTAATCTCGCTTTTGAGCGGATAGAGAGAATCGAACTCACATCTCCTGATTGGAAATCAGGCATAATAGCCACTATACTACATCCGCGTATAAAAGTGGAAGGGATTGGTTACCCATCGATGCCTTGGAGGAAGGACGTCTCAAACACTCCGGTCAATCGCGTACTGCGCAACTTTTATGTGGACCAGGTGAGAATCGAACTCACCACAATCTCCGTGCAAGGGAGATTCGCCAGCCTTGGAACATTCCAGCCCATAAATGAAGAGGTCACCGATAACACCTCTTCGTGGTAGACTTAAGGTTTTGGTTTTGTTTTATGTGAGACCTTCCAAACTCACCACACGTTATCTACTTCACCTTTAACGCGATTCGGTATTAAGTTGCGGTCCTAACGGGATTCGAACCCGTACCGCGCACCGTGACAGGGTGGCATTGTAGCCATTCAACCATAGGACCAATATATGTGCACCTGGCCAGACTCGAACTGGCACCTCTGCAATAGAGACGGGATTTTAAGTCCCGCGTGTCTACCAATTTCACCACAAGTGCATTAGTTGCATGGGCGGGAATCGAACCCGCACCCTCATTGAGGTAGTAGCTTATGAGACTACTGAGGCATCACCACCAGCCTTCATCCTTGCTATGTTATAGTCACCCGTACGAGATTCGAACTCGTGATCTTCGCCGTGAAAGGGCGATGTCCTAGACCGCTAGACGAACGGGCGATAAATAATAGAGCTTTATGCAAAAACGCAGTCACCTACTCTATTTGGTGGGAGTCTTTTTATGTGTACTGGTCACAACCCACAGGACCATCCATGAGACTAGCTTCCTCTGATGGTAGTTATCGTCCTAGTGCTAGTTCAGATAACAGCTGTACTTCCATTAGGATTCGAACCTAAACTAAAGCCTTAGAAGGGCCTTGTGCTCATCCGTTACACCATGGAAGCATTGGTTTTTTCAAGATTTCAAAGAACCTAGATAAATTAATCTTTATATCTAGAAAATAAACTAATTTCTAATGTTTCTTTTTTAGTTTTGGGGTTATTTTGATTTTTATACCTATCAAAATATCCAAAATCTTCTTTTTTTTCTTTAGTTTTTTCTTTGTTTTTCATTATATGTAAATATACGAACAATATCTTAAATATCCAAGTTTTTTTTAAATTATCTACAATGATAATCTGCTGCTCTTGTAGCAATTTGTTTAACTGGTTTCACATTAACTTTGTATCCTAAAGCCTGTGCCCAACCTACTGTAGAACTAATTAATTTTTGAGACCAATATCTTTCATCTTTATTGTAATCAAAATCTAATTCTATTCTTACACTCTTAACACGCTTAGTAAACCATTCAGCTAATTCAATTGTTAATTCAGCTTCTTTAAATAGTTTAGTGTATCTATCACGTATTCTTGGAACTCGTTCTTTGTGGTAAATATAATGAACACCTCTTGTACCAAATCTATATGCAATAGCTGTAACATAAGTTGTCCATTCACCTTCACTTTGAGAATCTGTTCCTATATGTATTTCTACATATGGGTCTTTACGGATAATATCAATTGTATATTCAACAATATCCGTAACCTTTTGTCCGTTAACTCGTTTAAATATTTTCATGACTTATCCTTTTTAGCGGAGAGCAATGGATTCGAACCATATACACGAATGTACACATTGCTTAGCAGGCAAGCCCTATCACCATCAAGGGTTACTCTCCAAATTAATAATTGAGGTTCTTATTGGATTCGAACCAATGTAAAAGGTTTTGCAGACCTTCACCTAACCACTCGGTCAAAGAACCATAAAAAAAAAGAGGCTCCGTGTGTTGCAGGGTTTCTGGTTGAGTGCAATGAGTGACGCCATCCTACTATAAACCCTTTTTCAGACATTAATACACTCTACCTCTCAACTACAGCTTGAACTGCCTCTTCTTAGTGTGTCTGATGAGATTCGAACTCATCCTATCAGAACCACAAACTGACGTGCTTATTCCACTAACACTACAGACACCATATTTAAAAGAACATAACCAGGATTCTGTTTATCCTATCATTTACCTTGTTGCCACTACCTTATCCAAGCTGCTCACCCTTATAGACTGTTTTGTGTTGCGGCCTCGGTAGTATAAGAGATTCAGGGATTATAGGCAACATCCAGGTCCTATAATTTGAATCTCCTACCTTAAGCAGTGCCGTCCTGAGTTTCCTCTCCGTAGAGCGATAGGTTGTTCTTTTAGTTGCGACAGTAGGATTCGAACCTACGATCTCCGGGTCATGCCCCCGGCGAGATACGTTTCTAAGATTAGTAACTTCCATTAGGTGTAGTACTCCACCACCATTTAAAATCTAATCCTTTCTTAAGAAACCAAAGTACTCTGATTACTTAAATCAAAACTTGCCCACTTCTCCATGTCGCGGAAAGTTATTTGTAGCGAGAATAGGAATCGAACCTATGACCTTTGGGTTATGACTCCAACGCTCTAACCAACTGAGCTACCTCGCCAGGTTATGTTAGAGCACAGTGCTCTTACACGAGTCGGTGAGGGAGGATTTGAACCTCCGATTTCCTCGTTATCAGCGAGGTGCCTTAACCATCTTGGCCACACACCGTGGTCCGTATTTAGGGATATTTCTTAACCACCTCCTCAGCTCGGCAGCATCTCGGTGGTAAACACTTCATAGTAGGATTCGAACCTACACCTAGTCCTACATTTGCAACTGTGGTGCTAGTGCCAACTTTTCCAAAAGTATTTGCTCCCCTTGCTGGATTCGAACCAACGACCTTAGAGTTAACAGCTCTCTGCTCTACCGCTGAGCTAAAGGGGAATATTGCACATCTAAAAGGATTCGAACCCTTACCTCTGGTTTTGGAGACCATCATGCTAACCGTTAACACCATAGATGTATAAAAGTGGTACTGAACAGATTCGAACTGCTGACACCCTGAGCTTCAATCAGGTGCTCTACCAACTGAGCTACAGTACCAAACTCGTTCTATTGTGGGACTCGAACCCACATCCAACCTCTCTGTTACTTTATTGTATAAAGCATTCGGATTCGAACCGAAGTGTTGCCTAATTACACCAAATAGAACTTTGTACATTGGGAAGGACTCGAACCCTCAACCCCTTCATCCGTAGTGAAGTGCTCTATCCAATTGAGCTACCAATGTATGGTGGGCCGGCTTTTTGTGATGGAAACTCGCCCACGAAACCATTTTTTAACACCTCTCGGCAAAGAGGCGAGTCTACTTCTAGTGTATCAAATTCAAAAGTGTGTGGATTGCCGTCCACCTTTATCCTCCAACCTTACTAGCGTCTCGGATAGACTAAAGCCTTAGTTGATATGGGAGGATTCGAACCTCTTTACCCCCGCTCCTGGACAGCCTCATTTTACCGAGCGCCCCGGGAGCAGTGTGCCCACTACACTACTATCAATCGACAGTTTCGAACCTGTCAGTCTTAGGTTAATTACTCCTAAGATTTGTTGGAGCGGAGGGACTCGAACCCCCAAGGCCGTAAGGCAACAGATTTACAGTCTGCCGAGCCAACCAATTGCTCAACACTCCAATAATAGTGACCAAGGTAGGACTCGAACCTACAACAGAAGCTTCAGACGTCATTCCACTTCCAAGGGCTCTGCACCCTTTGTGTTTACCAATTTCACCACTCGGTCCAACCAGCGTCGACTCTGGTTGTTTTACCTTTATTCTATTTCACATTAACCGGAAACAGGTTGTGCTTTTTACCTTATGGGATTCGAACCCATGTTTTATCGGCTCCCGCCGATTGTCTTAAGCCACTTCGACTAAAGGTTGAATAAATTGTGCACCTTGATGGATTCGAACCACCGACATCTACCTTGTAAGGGTAACGCTCTGAACCAACTGAGCTAAAGGTGCATTGTAGTCAGGACAGGATTTGAACCTGTACGTATCCATAACAGATACAACCCTCTGGTGAGTTAATCCCTAAAAGCGTCTACCAATTCCGCCACCTGACTATTTTAATCGTAGATTTGGTTGGTTATCCAACACCGCCACGTGGAGGCATCTACTTGGTGTCACGGGCTTCGTTGTTACTTCTATGTTTATCGGCCGATTCCATATTTTCACCGTTCGTGTTTTATTTAAATGTATATCCCCTACTTCACCCACTTGGATACCAACATTTTGTAGTCAGGACAGGATTCGAACCTGTAATCTGCACTATTGGATGAGAACTCATCTGTTACAACCCCTGGCGCCTTAAAGGGTTTGTGTCTGCCAATTCCACCACCTGACTCCGCTGTCTTCCCAGCTGTGTGTGTTTAGTATTGACTTGCCCGCAACGTGTACGAGCGCTTGCCCCAAACAAAGGCTAGGTAGTCAGGACAGGATTCGAACCTGTAACACTCTAACCATGGGTATTGTGGAATTGAACCACCTACGTTACCAATTACGCCACCTGACTAAATTCTAACTGTTCGGCACATCCAGCAGTTTTCTTTTACATATGTACCGCTTATAGTAAAGTTATCACGTGTTCTTTACTATAACTGCTTTAACAATTGTACCCAAGGAGAGACTCGAACTCTCAAGCCATTAAGGCCACGGTTTCTAAGACCGCTTTGTCTACCAATTCCAACACTCGGGCAGGTGGGCTGTGTTTTTAATTTGAGTGGAAACCGCCACAGTAAAAAACCACTCACATTTTGATGGGCTCATCGATTAGGTGTTTCACTAACCAGCACTTCTGATGCAGAACAGCTTGTGACCCCGGTGAGACTCGAACTCACGACCCCTCCGTTAAAAGCGGAGTGCTCTACCTGCTAAGCTACGAAGTCAAATTTGATTGTTTTGTATAAGAATGGGACTCGAACCCAAATCTCCGACCCCGCCGGTGTCCTACATATTTAGACGACTTATACAAGGTTATCAACCTAGTCTTGCAAGATTTGTTGCGATTGAGGAATCGAACCTCGGAGGGGAGCTACCCAATACGTCTCATGAGAACGTCTCTGTACCGCCATCGCAATATATTTTACTTCTAAAACTACCCATAGGTGCGGCAGCATCCGAGGGCATCATTCTAAACCTTTACTGCAGTTAATCAGTCTAGCCTGGTTAAATGTAACGGAGTTCTGAAATCCTAACCATTATCTCGCGTGTTTTAATCACAATTAAGTGAGAGTTAGGAGAGATGAACTCATCTCGCGGGTTTCTATCGTTACAAGTAACTTTTAGAAGTCTTAAACCAAATTTGAGTTGCAAACGTTGTAGGCCTCTTTGCAAATTTATCCTACCGCTTCTACGTTCCCTTTCGGGCTCCATCAGTTTAAGAATTGGTTGTCCCGGAAGGATTCGAACCTCCATTCTCTGAACCAAAATCAGATGTACTCCCATTATACGACAGGACAATAATTAATGAATGTGGTAGGTTTGAACTACTTGTGGCTCGTTTTTTCACTGACTAATTGGAGTTGCACCAATACCGCCATTATGTCGGCACATTCATTTCATTGCGGAGGCGGTAGGATTCGAACCTACGGGCCGCTTTCGCGACCTCCGGTTTTCAAGACCGGTGCAATCGACCACTCTGCCACGCCTCCTCAGGTTTTTCAAGATGTCAAGGAACTTTTTTGTTGAATTATCTTATCATTTTTCAACTTGGTAAATATACGAATATATATTTATATAACCAAATATCTGGTATGACGTTGATATGACTCAACATTTGAGCCTTCGACCGGATTCGAACCGATGACCATCTGATTACAAATCAGGAGCTCTACCAACTGAGCTACGAAGGCATATGTCTAGATGGAGAGACTCGAACTCTCAATAACCCTCAGTCCAAGTGAGGTAACCACACCAATGGATCGCATCTAGATTTTATATTAAAGAACAAAAAAACCCGGTTTTTTAGGACCGGGTTTAAATTTTAGTTTTTATATTTTAAAAATACTCAACTTATATTAAACCCGGGAAATTGCTTCGGATTAAACCCTCTGCTATAATCCCATGACGTTGTCATAACAGCGGTTACTGCTAAACGTTCTTGAATTGATATGTTGAGTAAATGTTTCACCTTTTAATTTATTTAATTATACATATGTGAATATACAAAAAAGTTAACTAATATCCAAATTATTTTTGACTTTCTTTTTTAATTAATTGATCATTTATTTGATCAATTCGTTCACTTAATTCTTTTACAACTTTAATTAAGTTTTTCCCCTCAGGATTGTTTGGATGGTATTCCCATAATTCATCACGTTTTTGAGTTAAAAAAACTAATTCATTAATTAAATTTTCTTTTTCCATTTCTTCTTGGTTTATTTGATTTTTTAGATTTTCTAATTCTTCGTATTTATCCGCTAAAACTTCTATATCCATAATTAATAACTTTCAGGATATTCAATGTAACCAGCTTCATCAACTATTTCGGTAATAGCCTCGAGAGCTTTATTCATTCTTTCAGTAGCCATTTTGAAATCATCCTCTCTTGACTTCTTACCTGCTTCATAAGCATAGTGCATTAAAAGGTTTACATATTGTTCTGTAAAACCGAATTTATAATCACCTTCAGATTTATCTAACTTCATAGCCTCAGAAAGTGTAATCTCTTTACGGTTATGGACTCTGAATGTATTAATTTTATCATCAAGTAACTTATCAATCTCTTCAATACGTTCAATAGCCATTGATTTCAACCACAAAATGTTTTGTTCAACTTCTGTAGGTGCTTTAGGTAATTTAAGAGCTCCTTCTTTTACCCTTTCGCGGTAAGTATCGTAAAATGATTTTTCTTTTTCCATAACCTTTATCTTTATTAATATGTAAATATACAAATAATATTTCGAATATCCAAATTTTAATATGACGTTTTTTACTAAATATATTACTCTAATATGACTGTAATATTTATAATTGTAATAACCCCTAAAATCAATATATAATGAAAAAAATACTTATTTTAGTTTTGGGGTTGGTTGGTTTGGTTTCATGCTCAACCCCAAAAGCTGTAACTGTTGAAAAAATAGACATTGATAGAGATGCTATTATTTATGATAACAAAGAAGTTGTTATTGTTACTCGTACTTCTTTAACTTTAGATCAATATAATGATTTAAAATTAAAAACTAAAATTAATAGAGAAATTTGGAGCAATCCATAAGTAAAGGGAGGATAAAACCTCCTTTTATAATTTATATTTCTTTTTCCAAATATTAATAAATTTTTCCCCTAATCCTAATTCCACAATTTCTGCATTTTTAGGAACACCTATAAGATCTTCTTCTAAAACTTGGTCTATGGTTTTATTTTTCCAAGTTTTTATCTTTAGTTTAGCATTTGAACGATTAGAAGTTTTAAATACCATTACTACTGATGATTGAGGGTATGCTTTTTCTCTAGCCATTATCTATATTTTTTAGGTTTAAAATCTCCTTCTTTATGAGATTTGATTACATGACACATTTTACAAAGTAACTGATAATTATTGGGTTGTTCACCTTCAGGGGTACCTTTAATACTAGGATTAATATGATCAACATCCATTGCTGTAATAATAGATTTAAAATTTTCTTGACCATATTGTTTTATCATATCTAACCCACAATGTTCACAAATCAAATCATTATTAACTATTTTTTCTACTTTATACATTAACCAGGGACGGGAAGAAGCATTACTAGCGTATTGTTTATATTTAATATGAGTAGAACAATAAATATATTTTTGAGTTTTATTATAATACTCAGTTTTATTATTACACCAATTTACTTTACACTCACACATTTTTCTACTTCTTTTACATGCTTACATTTTCGCTCAGCACTTCTCCAATATCCTGGACAATTACATTGAAATTTATTATGTCCTGTTTGTTTCACGGTATACACTGATTCACTAGAGGATGATTTGAATTCCCATGTATCTTTAGGGATTTCACGCTCTATTTTTTTAGGTTTAATCCAATTAATATCCTCTAAGGTAGTTTGGGGGTGAACTTCTTGCCAAGTTGGAGTAATATATTTTTTTCCTTCAAAATTAGTATATAAACCTGGGGGTAAAAAATCATGCTCATAAGTATATTTAAATGAGCGGGTAGAAACAAATTTACCTAAACCTTTAGGTGAATATGAAAATTGGGAAGAAGGACGATATATCAATCGTTTTCTTAAATTCCCATGTTTATTTAAATTAGCAAATATGAATAGTGGCATAACCTTTATTTTTTAACATTGTAAATGTACGAACAATATCTCGGGTAGCCAAATTTTTTTTAATTCTTTTTTACTTTTGGTTTTTTTGTAGAAGGTTTTCTACCTTTTCTAACCTCACCTTTAACTGCACCTTTAATATCATCAATTTGTGATTTTACTTTTTGAGCAGTTTCAACTACATCCTTAACTTCTTCTTTTACTCTTTCAACTCGGTGTTCAACCTCATCTTTAACTTCTTTAATTTTAGCTTTAGTTTCTTTGTATTCTTTTTTTACTTCTTCAACTTCAGCTTCAATCATTTCATCAATATCAGTTTGGTCTAATAACCACTGCCATAGTTTTTTTAAAAAATCTTTCATTCGTCTTTGAATTTTTTTAATTTTTTCTTTTCTTTGGGTTTATAAGTTTTGGGTGCTTCTAATATTTCACCACACCCACAACATTTATAAATATCAACATCCCAATAAAACTCAATTTCACCGCAATGGATACAAGGATGAAAGGCTTCATCCATAATAACCTCATCATAATCTACTCGTGGCATAGTTCTTCAAATTCAATTTCTTCAATTGTTTCAACAAATAAGAAATGGGATTCAGTTTTTAAAGTATGGTTACATTTAAAAAAATCTTGCATTTCTTTAACAAAATTTAAATGGAGTTGACCTTGTTTATCTATAAAAGATGAAATAGGGGATTTAGCTTTAATGATATATAATTTATCATTATGTTTAAATAATTCTCGATAACCCATAATTTATTTATAAAACACTTGTATTAACACAATTATAATAGCTAATATTAAAGTTATTAATGTTTTTAGAGATAATCCCTCTCCCAGATAAATATAGGTAAGAAAACTAAAACTTAATATCCCTGTTGCAAATCCTATAAGTCTTGAGGGCCATAATTCTCCCCCATAATATTCTACAATATAGGTAGTAGCCCAAATATAAACAAAACTAATAGGAACCCCTATAAAGGACATTATAATAGGATTTTTTTTAATCCAAGGAGATATAAACTGACCATTAGTTTGAAACCACACCGCTATCTGTCCTAAAGTAAATAATAAAATACCTAAAAATAAAGATCTCATATTCTTCCTCTTTTACCTGTTACTCTGAATTCCTCTCTAGGATCAATTCCTCCCGGATAATTATATCCTGGACATAATTCAGTATCCTTAACTCTGGTATTAGTACCATAAAAATATACTGGACCTTCATATAATTCATAAAATAAATTTGAAGGGTCATCTACGTTTAAAATTCTTCTTTTACCGTTAAAACTTCTAAACTCACGAGATGTTACTCTTCCCCATTTTCCGGGTTTATATTCAACCTCACAACATTTAGAAGTATCAAAATCATAAAACATTTTTCCTGTAAAACCTTTTTTCTCAGCCATTTTTCAAAACTTTTTTATTATGTTGGATAACAAACCAATCTCTTGAGGTGTTTAAACGAGTATGATATTTAGAAATTGTATTATAACTTATATTATTCAATACACAATATAAAACAGCCTCATAATACTCTTCAAATACCTTTAACTTTTTTTTAGCCATTATAAATTTGTTTATCAAATTCATCTTCACTAAAAGTATCTTCATATATATGATTTTCCCAATCATCATTAATTTCATCATCAATAAATTCTTCAATAGATCTAGGAAGAGGAGGAAGTAAACCTGCATTTTCACACAAATTCCAAATTCTATCTTTCCATAAATCCATTTTTACACCATCAATAATACATCGATATCCAAAATGTTCAGTAAGTTTCCCTAACTTATCTATAAAACTAGAAATCATTTGATCTAATTCACCACCAATTTCAAAATTCTTCCCATACTCAGAATTTCCATTAGTGTTAACATCATACATCTCTTTAATTTTTACCCACTCTTGGGCGATAGGACCTAATTTCATAACTTTTTTAATTTACATAAATATACGAACAATTTTTTAGGGAGCCAAATCTCCTCACAAATACTTAATCCCCCCCTCCATCCCTACCCCTATACTTATATACAAACCTACCTTAAATTTTAACATATTTATAAACAAAAAATAAATGGCAACTTATAGCTCAGCAGAATTAGATGGTAATGGTATTTTATTAAAAGAAAACCTTAATACCTCAACAACATATACAGTAACGATTTCCGGAAAATCAAATCTATCAGGTTCATGTTATTTATTTTTAGAAACCACCCCACATCTACAAGGAAATGCTGTTACCGCATCTTTCCAAGGAATGGTAGTAGACAATAAAACCAATGCTGGGGGTGAAATTATAGAGGATTATAAAATGGGAATTGTTATCTTTAAAGAAGGATCAACCACATTTGATCTCACCCCAGCAAGTATAATTGATTCTACTAAAGTAAGAATTAAAGCAACTGGAAATATTGGTTGTGAGATTGTGTAATGAGTTGTGGGCTCATTGGTTAAATGTACTTAAGTAAAAACTCTTTTTGTTTTTCTAGTTCGACATCACTATCAGCAGCGGAAACAGCACCCCAAGCAGCAACCCTAGCAGCATTCCCAGCAGCAGACCAAGCAGCATCACTAGCAGACCAAGCAGCAGAACTAGCAGCATCCTTAGCAGCAGACCAAGCAGCATTCCAAGCAGCATTCCAAGCAGCAGAACCATCAACATTTAACTCTTGTTTTGTGGCTTGTCCATTAGCGTATCGTCTAGCTGTTTCAATAACCATTTTTGGTCTGTTGTCGTTAGGATATTCGGATTCGAAGATATGAAGTACAGATTCTGCACAATCACAAGCAAATAGACGTATCTCTTTATCATGACCATCGACTGCTCTTAGCGCCCAAATAGCATCTGATACGCCGCAAGCATCAAGAATCGTTCTGATGCTTAATTCTTCATGGTCTGCCTCTGTCTTGTTGAGAAAGGTTAGTAAGGTTTTCCATGATTCCTCACACGGTTGACAAAGCCTAATTAGGTTTAGTGTTGTTTTCATAACCCTTTTCTTACGGTTTCGATTAAGTCCTTGTGCTTGGATTGAAACTCTTCTGCAAGTTCATCTGATTCAAAATAGAAGTGAATGTATTTATTTTCACAAGAACTTACTATCAGAATATTATAGTCCGCATTAAGTTCCTGCTCAATAGCTGCATGGATTTCAATTAGCTGAATAAGCGCAAGTACTGCCTCTGCTCGTTCTTTGGTTGACAGTTGGTTAAGGTCGTCGCTACTAACATCTTCTACCTCTCCTCCAGAAGTTATAAACCAATCTCTATTAGGTATATCCTTCACCGAGTCCACGACCCTTGACTTAGTTTCTACTTTTGCAAGCAATGCCTTTGCTTCTGCAAGTTCTTTTTCTACGTCTTCAAGTCGCTGTTGTAAATCTGATTTTTTCATCCCTTCTTGATTTTAATTTGACTTGGTTTTACGCATCCCACTAAACAATCTCTCGCAAGCATCAATCCATTCATCTGTACCAAATTCAGGTATAGATGAAGTGGGAAACTCGACTGGCTGTTCTTGTTCTTCGATTACTGGTTCTGCGTATTTCCAATCGCAAGTATCTATATGCTTTTCTGCCTCCTCAAAAGATTCTGCGTGCATCCAAGTTATATATTTACCACACTTCTCCATGAAAACAACACGTTTTCGTTCTTTATTCTTAACCGCTGCCTCACTATTACCAACCCACATAAGCATCGGGTACTTGTTTTTTAGGTTAGCAGGGTGTTTTAAAATTACATCGAAGTTTTTATAATACAAAGCGTTATGCCAAGCATTGGCATCTTCAACAGTTTTACCCCAATTGAAACCTCCTGCACTTATATCATTATCTAAATCTTTCTCAAAAACACTCGCATCGCGTTTATTCCCCTGCTGCTCTTGCCTGTCAAGCATGATTTCAACCAACTCATCAGGGATGTTGTTTAGCTCTCCTTTTGTGTACTTTTTCATGGCTTCGCTTCTATTTGTTCTGCTACTAGGGTGTAATGGTCGTTTAACATGGCTTTCATGTCTGTTTTTGATAAATAACAACTATGAATTGTTTCGCCATCAGAAACATTAACTAAAAAGTATTTGTCATCGACAACTCTTATTAAGATGTGGAATACATTATCAGAGTTTTTATACAACCCTCCTACAACGAAAGGCACGTCTTGTGTTTCTTCTTGACTTTTTGGTGTCAAGTACCATGTTTTTTTATTCATAACTTTTTTAATTATACATATAAATATACGAATATACCTTCATATATCCAAATCTTTTTTAAGAGAAATCTTTAAGATATTTTGAAATCTTTACCAAAAGGACCAAAATGTAAAACGTATCGCATTGTGGGGGGTATAATTGATTTAACGGTGAGATTTCAAGATTAAATGACATAGTTCCTCAACTAATTCATTACGTTTTGTTCTAGCGGTAAGATCATAAGGATGGTCTTTTAGGCGCTTATCTAATTCAAGGATTTGTTCTGCTATTTTTTTCATTTTTTAAAATATAAGTATATATTTGTCGGGGGTGGAAAGGTGTACGAGTGCTCTCCATTACCATAGGCCCTTTTTCCCGCCACCCCCACATCGACGGATATCAGCATACGTGGGTAATAATAATATAATACGTACATATACCCCCCACCATAATATAATACGGGGGCCCGCCAACCGCAGGACCCCCATATAGGTTATGATTATTTACTAACCAACATATTCAAGTGCCAAATTAAACAATTCAGCATTTACTTTAGTATCTTGTTGGAAATTCTTGATTTTACGGGCTTTACGGGTTTTATTACCTGAGGTATAATTGAATCCACCGTTTAATAATTTTTCCTGGATACGATTAAATACCACCCATACATCATTGCCTTTATCCTCGTTTCGGTCTGCTTCCAGTAATTGGTTTACATCAATTTGGATACGGTTCATTTCCTCTTCATTGAAGCGGGTTTGTAAGGCACGGTTAGCAAATTCTACCATTTGATCCTCATTCAATTCTATCTGCTTCATCTTATTCATTGACTCAACAGTTAAAGGTAGGCGAGCAACCATGAAACGGATTTGCTCTTGCAATTCCTCAAATGTGTAACCCATGTGACGCATCTTTACTTTCTCAAAATCTTGAGTTGAAATAACCAATCCATTCTCACAAACCAAACGGAACAAACCAGCTTGGAATTGGAATGCATTCTTACCATCATGTGAATTGGTAAGCAAAATCTGAGGCCATACTGTATCTCCATCCTCACCATCAATAACCACATTTGGGTTTCTGAATATTACTAGGTGTTTTTGGGTACCCTGACCTTTCCTTGCTTTAACTTCCTTAGCATCAACAACATCCCATCCTAATGACCTCATATCCTCAATTACACGTGAGGTAGGAATGTGGGTATAGTGTTGAGAAACATTACTTGAAGGCTTATCAGTAAATACTGATGGGGCCATTGTTCTAATTTCACTGTTGGTTTTAAACTCTGTTGCTTGATAATTTAACATAACTTTTATTTTTATTTATTTCTATTCCATAAATATACGAACAATATCTCGGGTAGCCAAGTCTTTTTTTAAAAGTAGTCAGAGCTGGACTCGAACCAGCATTCAATTATTCCAGAACCAGAGAGTACATACGCCTCCTCTGTGCGTCTACCAATTCCGCCACCTGACTAAATTCTATTCAATATGTGAAAATATATTTCCTAAAAAAGTAACTTCGTCCCATCCATTCATTTTATCATCGTGAATTAATTTAGTTAAATCTTCTTGAGAGTATTCATATTCTCTTGTAATATGTTCTGCATAATAGTGCCATCTATCGTTAAAATAAATGAATTTTGAAATACCATTAACTGTCTGACCAACATCATAAACATCACCATTGAACAATTTCATCATATTATTTTATTTAAGTTAATTTGTAGTCAGGACAGGATTCGAACCTGTATTATTCTAGCTACCAATATCATATAGGGGTACTTTAGTTTTCCCAAGAGATACCAGACCTCCGTCTCCTATACAGCGTCTACCATTCCGCCACCTGACTAAGTTGCTCGTCTTTCCAAGCTGTCACCACTTTGAT